GGGCTGTACGCGCAGGGCACCGCCGCCATGGAGGCGAACCGCGCCAAGGTGATCGAGCGCAAGCGCCGCACCCTGGAGGCGGAAACCGTGGACGTGCGCGAGGTAAAGCGTGGCGGCTAAGTCCACCAAGACCCTGCTGGACGATCCGCGCTACCCGGAATTCGTCAAGCGCTATGCGTTCGACCTGCCCCGGTTCGCTATCGAGGTGTGCCGGGTGATCCCGACGCACCAGCAATGGGAAATGTTCGAGAGCGTGCAAGACCCTGGCTCGCGCACCTCGATTTCGTCCGGCCACGGCACCGGCAAGACAGCGGGCTACGGCATCATCGGCTTTTGGCACCTGCTCTGCTACAAAAACAGCAACACGATCCTGTCCGCGCCGAAGCTGACGACCGTTTCGGACGGCGTGTGGAAAGAGTTCTCCGACCTGATGGGCAAGATCAAGGCCGGGCCGCACGCCTGGATCGCCGAATACTTCGAGGTGCAGGCCGAGCGCGTGTTCGTCAAGGGCTTCAAGCTGGCGTGGTGGATCGTTGCTAAGACCGCGCCGCGCGGCTCGCCTGAGAATCTGGCGGGTGCCCACCGCGACTGGCTGCTGTTCCTGGTCGATGAGGCCTCGGGCGTGCCTGATGCGAACTTCGGCGTCATTACCGGCGCGCTGACCGACAAGCGCAATCGCATGTGCATCGCGTCGCAGCCGACCCGCTCGTCCGGGTTCTTCTACGACACGCACCACACGCTCAGCATTGCCGAGGGCGGCGCGTGGAACAACCTTGTGTTCAGCTCGGCCGACTCGCCCATCGTGTCCGCCGAGTTCATCGCCGAGAAGAAAAAGCAGTACACGCCCGAGGAATTCGACATCAAGGTGCTGGGCCGGTTCTCCGAACAGTCCAGCAAGTACCTGCTCGGCCCGAAGGCCATCCAGGCGTGCGTGGGCGTGGTCGCTGTGCGCCCCGACGAGGCATTCGGCTGGCTGATCCCGGTGGACGTGGGCGGCGGCGGCTATCGCGACAAGAGCGTGGTGCTGGCGCTGCGCGTGACGGGCGAGGGCGAATACGGCGAGAACGCGCGCCGCGCCCAGCTCGTCAAGGTGCCGGTGTGCGCGAACGATCAGGACGTGTCGGACCTGCCGGGGATCATCGTGAACGAGGCAGGCCAGCTCAATGGCGCGATGGCGCTGGTGGACGCGGGCGGCATCGGCCTGGGCGTGTGCAAGCAGCTCGAAAAGGCCGACTTCCACAACTTCCGCAAGGTCAACTGGGGCTCGCCGAACTTCCGCAAGGAATACAAGGACCGCTACACGAACCAGCGCGCCCAGGCCATTTGCGGCCTATCGCGCGCCGTGCAGGAGGGCCGCTTCGGCATTGATGAGGGCATCGACCCGGCCATCGTCAAGCAGATCGTGCGCGAGGGCTCGCGCATCCCGTACCACTACGACGAGAAGGCGCGCCGCTACATCGCCAAGAAAGAGGATATGAAGAAAGACGGCATCCCATCGCCCGACGTGTGGGATTCGCTGTCGTTCACCTTCCTTGAGGACGCCTACTACAACGAATCCGGCGAAGAAGCCGCAAACGACGGCAGCGCCAAGGACGTGGCGCGCGCCAAGCTGATGGCGTCGATGGGTCTGAACCCCGACGGCACCCCTATGGAGAAAGCAGCATGACCAGCACGCCTACCCCGGACCTCGAACGGTTCGCCGAATACTTCCGGCCGGGCTTCCTGCCCTGGTTGGCGCAGAACGAGCCGATCTACGCCCAGTTCGAGCAGCAGACCCTATCGCTGATCGACGCCGGGTGGACGCACTTCGCCGCCCGGACCATCGTGGAGGAAATCCGCCACTACACGCGCCACCGCGAGGGTGGGGTGTGCTCGCTCAAGATCAACGACCATGCCGCGCCCGATATGGCCCGCGTGTTCGTGATCCGACACCCGCAACACGCTCACCTGTGGGAATACCGGCGCGCCGACTCGCAAGCGTTCCTGGCGGCCGTGCGGGCGGCAGCATGAGCGAAGTAATCATCATCGGCGGCGCGCGGGTGGGCCGGACCGCCATGATGGCCGCCGCGCTGCTGGCCCTGCGCGCGCAAGGCGTCGCCGTGGTCCTGGCCGAACGTATGCCGCCACCACCGCCTGACCCGTTCGAGCTGGGCGCGGCCCTGCTGGATGCCGCCCTGGTGCGCAAAGTGCCTCAGTTCGCCCGACCGCTGCCCATCCCGGCCGCCCTGGTGGCGAACTTGCCAAAACGGGCAAGTTGGCAGGTTACGGCCCGCAGCCTGCCGCGACCGCGTGAGCAGCGCACCCGCCGCGACAAGTAGTGCCGAAATCGAACGCATGCGGACACCCGCTGCGCGCCATGCGCAAAACCCAGCCTAGCGGGTTTCGGACAGCTCAATATTTCCGTACAGTGATTTAGGACAAGATATGCACGAAAAAGTGAGTTTGCCGGTGCTGGTGATGAGCCAGTCGGACGTTGCCTACTTCGAGCGGGCCGGGGTCGATCTGTCCGGGTATGACGTGCGCCAGCCCGAGCGCATCCCAGTGCCGCCGCCAGTGCGTCGCGTCGCCACCGGCCAGCCGCAAGGGCCGACGCGCCAGCGCACCGGCCGCGAACTGCGCCGGGCGGCCGCCAAAAGATCGGCGCGATTAGAGGCTCTGTAAGGCGTTCGAGCCGTCGGACGGCCCGAGACATCGGACGGACGTAAAAAAGCCCGCTGGGCGCGGGCTGGCGTGGCTTGCGGGCTATTGGACGCGCCGCATGATTCCTCGGCTACAGGCATGGCATCCGTCGCCGTCCGGCTGGGTAGTGGATTCTGTTCTGCAATAGGTGCAGCGAACAAGTGGACGGTAGCTCATCCTGCAACCACCTCAGCGCGCTCGGCCATCACGGCATCGACCACTTGGCGGCATTGTTCCGGTTTCGCGGCGCGCGCCCGGCGCAGTTGGAAGGCGAGCGCCCAGCCTGCCTCGGTCAGATCGCACCAGTAGGATACGCTGCGCGCGAACGTGCCCAGCAGCTTGCCGGGGATGCGGCCGTAGGTGAGCATGCCAGCCGCGACCAGTTCCTTGAGGGCGTCATGGTCGGCCGTGTTCATGCGGATACCTTCCAGCAGGCCGCCGTAATCGACGGCACAGGTTTCCGCGTACATGAGGATGCTGCGCTGCTCGCGCGTGATGGTGTCGAGGGTGATAGTGGTGGTCATGGCTTCTCCGTAGTGATTATTCTGGTAGCAACAGCGTGTAGACGCGCTTGCTGGACATCGTGCCCGCGTCATCGCGGATCAGGCGGGAGTCGATCAGCATGCGCAGGCTGTCGCGCACGGTGCTCTCGCTCAGCAGCGTGTCCTGGCAGAGCTTGCTGACGGTCGGCCAGCAGCGGCCGTCGTCGTCGGCAAGGTTCGCCAGCGCCACAAGGACGAACTTCGCGGGCGCGCTCGGGCCGGTGGCCTTCATCGCCCAGGTCAGCGCGTGGATACTCATGCCTACGCCCCTTCCGGGATCAGGGCCGTTACGCCTTCGGCCGTGGTGATCTTCATGTACATGCCGCCGCACTCGGTACAGGTCGCGAGCGTCGTCCAGCGGCCGCCAGTGTTGTTCTCACGGCTCTCCTGCGTCGCGCCGCAGCATGGCACGACGTAAGACAGCAGCTTGATTCCGTCCGCGCGCAGCTTGGCGTTGTATTCCTCGGCCTTGCGCTTCAGTTCGGCCAGTTGCGTGCCGGGGCTTATGGTGGTGGTCATAGTTGTCCTTTCAGGTGGTGAGTGGTGCGCGTCAGGCCGGGATGCCGTTGCGCGGAGTGAGGTCCGAGGCCAGCGCCACGGCGGCCATTATGCGCTCGACCAGGGCGGCGCTCGCAACCGGATCGACCGGCACCCGCAGCACGCGGCCGTTCTTGTAGCGGTGCAGGCTGATGCTGTTGCCCTGGACGGTGTAGAGCTTGCCGTCGGTGTCGGTGACAGAGAACGTGTCCGGGGTGAAGCGGTTGCGGATTGCTTTCATGTGGTGCGAGCGCTTGTGCGATAGAGAATCACAGTGTATGCGCTCATAATATGATGCGTCAAGCGGAATGAGCGAAGCGCAACAAAAAGCCCGGTCGGTGCCGGGCTGGTTTGGTGGTCACGCTGCGGCCGCTATGGGCTGCGGCCGGGCCTCGCGCGCCCGGATGATGGTCTGCCGGGAGGTGTTCAGGTCGCGCGCTATCTCTGACACAGGCACGCCCGCATCGAGCATGCCGTACACCAGCTCCTTCTCGCTGTCGCTCAGGGCTGGCGGGCGACCGAAGCGCTTACCGCCCTTCTTGGCGCGCGCCAGCCCGGCATTGGTGCGCTCGATGAGCAAGTCCCGCTCGAACTCGGCGACGGCCGCGATCACGCCCATGGTCATCTTGCCCGCTGCGCTGGTCAGGTCCATGCCGCCCAGGGCGAGGCAATGCACGCGCACGCCGGACGCTTCCAGCTTCTCGACGGTGGCGCGCAAGTCCATCGCGTTGCGGCCCAGGCGGTCCAGCTTCGTCACGACCAGCACGTCGCCGCGCTCCAGGCGGTCCAGCAGCTTGACGAACTGGGGGCGCTCGGTGGCGGCCACCGACCCGCTGATTGTCTCGGTCAGGACGCGGCGCGGGTCCAGGGCGAAGCCTGCGGCCGCAATCTCGGCGGTCTGGTTGTCGGTGGTCTGTTCGCCGGTCGATACGCGGCAGTAGGCAAATACGCGGCTCATCCCTTGATCGCTTTCGTGACGGTGACGGGGTTCATGTGCATGCTCATCGCGGCGATGCGGCGCAGCTCGGCGCGGCGCTCGGGCGACAGTTGCGGCTCGTCGTCCTCGTCCTCGTCGTCGGCCTTCTCGCGGGGCGGCCCGAACAGCTTGTTCGTGTGCAGGAAGGCCATCATCAGGTTTTCTACTTCCTTGGCAAAAGCCGCCTTCATCAGCGCGAACAGGAATTCGACCTCGACGTGCTCGGCCGGTGCCAGCTCAACGAAGTAGCGCGAGCGGGTTTTCGGGATGCGCTTGATGTAGAACTCGCGCTGCTGCGTCACCTTGCGAATGATCTGATCCATCAGCATTTTCTCATTCTCGCCGCTGAACGAAACTTCGACCCACTTGCGCGCGGGCTTCTCGTCTTCGATGTCGGCCAGGGTGAGATTGTGCCGCGCCAGGATGGATTCGAGCATTGCCTGGGCGGTCGCTTGCTCGCCATCGACGCCGCGCTCGGCCAGCGCTTTGATCTTGCCGATGCGGCGCATCAGCGCTTCGCTAACCACGCTCATCGCGCCTCTCCCTTGTCGTCGCCTTCGCGAACCCACTCCACGCAAACTGGGATGGTGATGCGTTCTTTCTGACCTGGGCGTGCGCCATGGCGCAGATCGACCCGCCCGAGGACGGTCGCCAGTTTGATTTCGCCTACGGTATAGCGCGGGACGTATCCTGGTGCTGGTGGTTCTGGCTTGTAGAAGCTGGTGCGTAGCAGCAGCGGCCGCAGGGCTTCTGTCAGCAATTGCTGCGTGAACATCAGCGTGCCATCGTGCGCCTGCTGCCGTATGATTCGGTACTGCGGCTGCACGGTCGGATCGTAGGCAATGAAGGGCTCGCAGCCGTCCTTGAAGCTGACGCCGATTTTCTCCATCACGCTATCCAGCGTCAGTCGTTGTTTTCGGAAATTCATGCCTCGCCTCCCTGGTCGCCGTCGGGCTGGGCGGCGCGGACTGGCAGAATTCCGCTATGGTCGCAGCGCGCGCACAGTTCCTTGCTGCTGATCCGGCCGGTGCCGTCGCAATCCGGGCATTCGCGCATCGCCGCCTGCGCGCCGAGCGTCTTGGCATCGGCATTCCAGGCGTCCATCAGCTCGCGGCCGGTTCGGGCCGACTCGGGCGAGAAGTCTGCGGCGGTCAGTGGAGTGCGGATCATATCCGCGACGCTCCTTTGTTCGGCCAGCCAATTCACCGCGCCGTGCGCCACCGTGCAGCGGTCGCCCCGCGCGCCCTGCATCACATAGCCGATCACGCCATAGCCGCGCTGCTCCAGCTCGCCGCGCTTGCGCTCGGTGTTTGCCATCAGGCCCGCGCGCTGGCGTTCCTCCAAGGGCGCGGCCGGTGCGGCGGTCGTCATCGCATCGAACAGCAGACCGCAGGCCGATGCCGATAGCAGGACAGGCTTGCCGGTTTCGTGCGAGCTGGCGAACAGGCGGGCGAGGTCGCTCAGGTCCAGATCGGCCCCGGCGACGGCTGGCGCAGCGCGCGTGAAGCGCACCGCGGCCTCTGCATCGGCCAGCTCGTCTACCGGCGCACCGGCCGTCGCCATCGCGTCGAATACCATGATGGCGGCGTTGCGGCCGACGGGCTGGCCGTTGTCGCCCAGGACGGCCGCGCCTGCGGTGATCTGGTCGTTCGTGAGGGTGGTGCTCATGCTGGTCCTTTCCAGTCGATTAGCGGCTGGTCGCCGCGCACATACAGAGGGTGGCGCGGTGCGCCGGTTTTCTTCGTCGTGCCGAGACACTTCAAGCGAATGCCGCTGGCCTTCAACATGGCCGCCACCTCGCGCACGCGGGACGGCTCGGCATCGCCACCCCAGGCGCAAACGACTTCCTCGGCGGCCAGGGCAAAGCGCGCCAGCCAGTTGTCGTTCTCCGGGCCGACTGGATCAGCGTGGTCCCACAGCGCGTCAGGATCGGTTGAGCGCAGCGCGTACAGGTTGACGACTTGGATGCCGCCGCATCCCCAGGTGCGCGCGAACGAGCGGCAGCGGCCGATGGTGCGGTCGTCCAGCGTGGCGTCGGCGGTGCTCGGGTTCAGCATGATGAACAGGGCAGGGCCGCGCGTGGCGCTGGCGTCGCCGGGCCGCGACAGCATGTAGCGGTATTGGCCGCATGCGCTGATGACGGCGCTCATGCTGGCGCTCCGGTGGTCGGCAGGCCCGCTGCCTTGTCAATAGCGGTATCCCATTCCTCGGCGGTTGGCTCGCGCGAGTGTCCGACGGCGGCGGGCAGGGCCAGCGCCATCGCGTCAATGAACTTCTGGTCCTGCGCCACCATGGCATCGCGCCACGCGACATAGCGCGCGGCGTTGCGGCCCACTCCGGTTTTGTCGGGGTCGGTCCGGGCGATATAGGAGGCCGCAGCCTTGAGCCTTTCGACAAGCGGCTGGGGCGCGCCCGAGCTGCCCAAGTAGGCCGCGATGTGCGACAGGTCGCGCTGGGCGTCCTGGGCGGTGTCGGGCTGGCATGCCGGGCAAGGGCAAGGTTGCTCCGGGCGCGTCGCGCCGTAGCAGTTGGCGATGGGCTTGGTCATACTGGTTCTCCGGTAGGGGTAGCGGCTTCGGCGGGCATGAAGATTTCATGCACGCGCGGGTGTTCGAGGAAAGTGGATTTGACGACGACGCGCAGCCCCTTCCCCATCGTGCCGAACAGGCCGTAGGATTTCCAATCGCAGGGCTTGCCGTTCTCGCGGGCGGTTCCAGAGTTGCACTCGTAAGGGTCTGTCGAGATTCCGGCGCAGGCGGGGCATGTGTACTTGCGCGACGGGTAGGCCGCGATGAACGCCTCGGGCGTGTCGAACACAGTCACGTCGCCCAGCTTCGGGAAATTGGCGTCCTGATAGTAGTTCATCGCAGCGTAGGTGCGCTTCGCTTCGATGGCGGCCAGCACTTCGTCATGGGTCAGGCCCAGGACGGCGGCGTATTCCGGCAAAACGCGGTCGAGCAGGGCTTGCACGCGGGCGGCACGGCGCTGGCCTTCCTCGCCCGACCAGCTCGCCACGCACTCGGCGGCAATCTTGGTGATGATTTCTACGGTAGTTGGCATTTTTGCGTGTCCGAAATGGGTGTGCGAATTATAGAGGGTGTCCGAAATAAAGCAAGCTAGGTTTTGGTCACGCTTGCGGAGTGTGTCCGCAAGCGGTCGATTACGGTGCGGGCTTGATCTTGCGGCGAGCCTTCTCCAGCGCTTGCTCGAACGTGTCGCCGCGCGCCAGGGTCACGTCGTATGCCTTGCCGTACAGGCCCGCGCCTGGGCGCTGCCACACATAGCCGACCTCCCAAAAGCCCGCGCCGGGCGGGTTCGACACGGTGGCGCGCACATGATGGCGGCCCATCTGGCGCGCTATGACGGAGGTCACGGCGGCGGCCTGCTCGCGCTGCTCGGGCGTGCCGTGGACGTAGGAGGTATTCATGGCATCCACTCCCCGGCGTCGTTGCGCAGCGGCAGATCGCGGCCGCGCTCCATCGAGTCGGTATCGGCCTGGGTCCAGCGGCCGCTGTCGAAGTCCTCGCGGCCGTCCACGTCCGGCCACTCGTAGCGCGCGCCATCGTAGAACCATTCCGCGCCGATGGCATCGGGCGAGCAGGTATCGCGCTCGCCGCTCACCGGCACAAGATGGACGCAGCCAACGTCTTCCGGCTCGGGCGTCTCCAGCTCGGCCACGACGCGGGCGACGCCGCGCACGGTCACAGTGTCGCCGACGCTGATAGGCTCGCCGTCGTCGGCGCGGATCAGCTCGAAGCGGCTCATGCTGCGCTCCCGGCTTTGGCGGCGGCCTGGGCAGCGTCGCGGGCGGCCTTGATGTTGGCATGGCACTCGTCAATGACGCGCTTCGATTCCGAGCGCAGGAATGCGGCGTCGTGGTAGCACGGCAGCTCGCCAGTCGCGAGCGAGTCGATGCACGCCAGCGCGGCGGCATACTCACGATTGCGCAGGTTCGACTGGGAGAGGGCGCGGCCCAGGTGGTCATAGTCGGCGCGGCTCTTGGCGAGGGCGGCGCGGCACTCGGCCAGCTCGACCAGGGCGCTGTAGTTGGTGCCCTTCTCGCCGTAGGGCAGGCATTCGCAGCCGTCCGGGTGCAGGCGCACCACGTCGGCCAGGACTTTCGACACGCCATCGGTGCCGGTATTGGTGTCCTTGCCGCCGACGCTGCCCATGACGCGCGCCGAAGCGATGGTATTGCGGGCGGCTTCTTCGCTCACGGCTTCGTGTACAAGCCAGTTGGTGCCGTCTACGTTCAGGATTTCTTTTTTCAGCATGGTCATGCTCCTTTGGGTCAGTCGTCGGAATTGCGTTCGAGGGCGGCCACGTCGGCAGCGTCGCGGCAGATGGCGGCGGCGGCCATGCCGCGCGCTTCGGCCCACTTGAACAGTTGAGCCCAGGCCGAGCGTGCGACGCGGCGGGCATGGCCTGGGTGGCACGAATTCACGCGGTCGATGTAGCGTTGCTGGGCTTGGATCAGGGTCATCAAGGTCATTCTCCGGTCATGCCGCGCACAGTGCGCCGCCTTGAAACAGATTATATGCGCTCATAATTCGGAGCGTCAAGCGGAATGTGGAAAAGCCCGCTCGCGGCGGGCTGGGGTGATTCGAGGGAGTAGAGCGGCTAGAGGGTGGCGCTGGTCAAGCTGCGGGCTCGCCTGAGCTGGCCGGTTCGGCGACTTGGCGCACCAGCGCGCGCCATGCGCTGTGCTGGCCGAGCAGCTTGTGTTTGTCCTCGGCGGCCGCGTTGGGCAGCTCGGCGTCGAGCTTGCTCATGCTGCCCAGCGCATAGCCGTACAGCAGGGCGCAGTCTTCGCGGGTCGCCTCGATCATGACGGCCCCGGCTTTGTCCTCGCGCCCGGCCGCGACTTCGGCTTCGATCCGCTTGAGGATGCCGCCCTCGGCGGCCAATGCCTCGGCCAGCATGGCGGCTACTTTCTTGGAGATTTTCAGGTTGGTGGTGCTCATACGCTCCTATTCAGGGTTGGGGTTGGTGGGGGAAAAGGTGATGACCTCCTGGGCGATGTTCAACGGCAGTTTCGGCGTGTGCATGACGACGTTGCCACCGTAGGCAATGATGGCGCGGCCGCGCACGATGGTCCCGGCCCCGATGGCGAACGGCGCATCGTCGGGTGCCGGGCTTTCATCGAACAGCAGCATATCGCCGTCGTTCACGCGCAGGATTTCGAGGTATTCCGCGCCGATGAGCGCCTGGAAGTGCTCGATGGTCCCGTCCGACTCGACGGCGCGCACGGTGCGCGCTACCGGGTCGATCAGGATGACGTGCTGAATACGGGTGTTCATGGGTTCGGCGCGTCGGCACCGAGCGCATTCGCCCTGGCGCTGCGCTGGCTGGCGACCAGCTCGCAGGCGGCGGTGATGCTGTCGATGGCGGCGCGGTGCTCGGCCAGCTCGTCGCGCGTGTGGTCATGGTCGGTCGCAACGCTTTGCAGCACGACGCCCAGGCGCGCGAGGTTGCCCGCGATCTTGGCGGCGGCCGCCGTCTTCGAGTCGTGCGCGTTGATGGCCTCCAGCGTGATGCCGCCGCCGTAGGGCAGCTTGCCGAAAGCCTGATTGACCAGTTCATGCGGCTGGGGCGTGTCGGCCGAGGCGGGCGGTGCGGTGTACAGCGTCCGGGCGGCGGTGACGGCCTCGGACAGCAGGCTCAGGCGTGCGTCCGCTTGCAGGGCCGTGTCGGCGGGCGATTCCACGATGCTGATGATGCGCGCCAGGGCGCAGGACACATCGCCATACAGCGGCAGCGCGGCCAGCGCCAGCAGCTCGTCCGCGCGGTGGATCGCGGCGTCTTGGACTTCCAGTGGGGTCATTGCGTTCATTCAAGTCTCCGGTTCGATGGGGTCGTCGCTGACGATCCAGATGGTTTTGCCCTTGTAGCGTTTCAGCTCGGGCAGGTTCGCGCGGTAGCACAGGTCTTGGTAGGCGCTGCGGGTCAGGAAGATGATGACGGAGCCCTTCGCATTGGCCTCGATCACGGCCTGGTTGGCGATGGCCGTCCCGTTGAAGTCGGCGGCGGCGAATGCGGCGGCGACCATGGTGGCGATATTAGCTTTCATAGTCGCCAGCGATCAGCCGCGCGGCCGTCGTGAAGATCGAGCGTTCCACGGCGCGCAGGCCGTAGCGGGCCGCCAGCTCGTCCAGGCGGGTGACGGATTGGGTCAGGATCAGGGCGGTGATGCTCATGCGGCTCTCTCGTTATGGTTCGGGTGTATGCGCGCAACAACTGTACGGTGTTACGCGCCGGGGCGTCGTCCTCTATCGCTTCCTGGCACGGCAAGCGATACGGAATTGTATGCGCTCATAACATCGAGCGTCAACAGGAAAACGACCAGCGCCACGCCGGGTTAGGAAAACGCCGCCCAGGTCGTCCGGCACCGGCTCGTAAAGTGGCCTCACCAACGGCGGAACTCTGTTGCTACCGAGCGCAAAGCCGGGCTGATTGCTGGCCCGGTAGGAAGGCGGATTTGCGCGCCCTGGCTGATTATCTAACTCGACAATATGATTTCTAATGTCGAGTAAAAAGCCTTTAGAATCAAAGACTTACGTTCGCATAATCTATCTTATGTTAAATCGTAAAACGGAGAATTTAACAATGTCGAAGCAAAGCACCCTCATCCCTTCGCGCTCGTTCCACGTCGGCGATTACAAGCTGGCCGAATGGCTCCTTCTGGTGTCGCTGATCGGCGCGTCGTGCGTGGTCGCCGCCAGCGGCGTCAAATGGCTGCTCTCCCTGGTCCCATAACCCCTCATCAAAGGTATTGAAAATGATTCGTCACCGTAGCCGCATGATGTTCCTGGCCGCCGCGCTGATGTGCGCCGTGAGCGCCAGCAGCGTAGCAACCGCAACCGACGTGGCCTACACGCCCGGCTCGAAAGCCCAGGCCGTCCACTCGGTTCCCGCCATGCCGGTATCGGTCGCGGATCACCACGTCGCCCTGGTGGCCGCATCGCCCAGCTTGGCGGTGGTGGCGGTGGCCGTCGGCTCGATGATCGCAGGCCCGGTGAACCCGGTGCCGCACCGGCCGCGTGAGAAGCCGCGATTGTGGGGATGACCAACTGCGTACCACTGCCAAAGTAAAAAGCCCCGATCCGTTCGGGGCTTTTTCGTTGTCAGAACAGGGATAGCTGCGGCGCGTTCACCGGCTCGGCCTTGGGACGCGGACCGAATAGCGCTGGCGCTCGCGCAGCGGCCGCAGGCGGCGTTTTCTCGGCGGCCGCGCTGGCGCTGTACTGCTCATGCTGGCGCAGCAGCTTGGCGGCCTTCTCCGCGATCCAGGCGTCCTTGGGCAAGTGCATCCCGGTCGTGCCGTCCCAGTCGAAAAACTCGCGGTCGTAGAACAGCACCCGGCCGGTGAAGTCGCGTTGCAGCGCCACCAGCTCGTCCGACCAGCGCTGCCATGTGTCGTCGCTGACAATCGGGCTGTCGAGCTGGTAGTACAGGTAGGAATGCACCGCGATCTGCTGGCGGCGCTGCCGGATACGCTCGGCGGTGGTCTGTGCCGTCGCCATCATGCGCCCTGCCGCGCATCGAGCCCGCGCAGGTATTCGCCGAGCTGGCCGCGCTGGGTGCCGATGCCGCCCTCCGTCATGCGCACCCACCCGTAGGGATCGACAATCCCGGCCTCGCGGAGCTGGTCAAGGTAGGTAAGCGCCAGGGCGCGATAGGCCCGGCCGCCAGCAATGAATACCTCGCTGTAACGCTTGCCTGCGAAGCCCACCAGCGGCACGGCCTGCGTCGATAGATCGCGCGCGCGGTCGAGTGTCATCGGCTGCTCGTAATTCTCGATCAGCGTGTCGGCATGGATCAGGCCGTGCTTCGCCGAGAGGATGCAAATGTCCGGCCGGTTGTCCGGCATCCACTTGCGCAGCACCGAGAACATGACGCCCCGGTACAGGTCGAGCGCGCGGTGCGTGCCTTCCAGCTTGGGAGCGGAACACGCGATCAGCAGCAGCGCGGCGGTCATGGCTTCGCCTCGGCAGTCTCCAGTAGCGCCTGCTGCGCGCGGTCGGCGGCCTCCAGGGCGGTCAGCAGCTCCCTGCCCGCGTCCACGATCATATAACCGTCGTCCCAGTCCCAGCGCGCCAGCTTGCGGTCGCAAAGTGGCTTGACGAAGCGCGAGGCGGCCAGCGCCGTGCCCTGCGGCGACGGGTTGCGCTTGTGGTTCTCGGTGCGGTCGGTGAACAGCATGTAGCCGATGGCCGACAGGTTGCGATACGGACCGTGATCGCGCAGGATGGTCAGCGCCTTGCGTTCGTAAGGCGTCAGGTTAATGTCAGTCATTTGTCGATTTATTGTAAGTTTTTTGTCAGTCCAAAAACGTCCCATTCGGGTCGCGGCGGCGGTTGCCAGCGCCAGCGGCCGTCTTGAGGCAGTATTCGATGCTGTGCTTTTTGCTGCCGCAGTAGGTGCAGCGCAGGTGCAGCAGCGCCGAGCTGCCGCCGTAGGTGTGCGGGCAAAGCGCGACCGAATGCGCCTTGCCGCAGTAGGTGCAGTATTGGGCGCTCACCGGCATGGCCCTAGCACCGGGTCGGCCGGGTCCACGCCGTTTGCCTCGGCCATCGCGCGATAGTTCGTGTGCAGCTCATGGCCGCCGTCGCTGACCGCATCGAAGTCGTAGCGTCCGCTGCTGTAGCCTAGTCGCACGGCAAGGTTGTGATCCGCGCCGCGCAGCAGGAACCCGGCGCACGTCGCGGGCTTCTTCGCGCCCGATTCGTGGCATGAGAACACGGACTGGGCCATATCATACGAGGTCGGCGCGGAGTGCTTGAATGCCCCGGCCGGGAACGCGCCAGTCTGGTCTATGCGCCACGGACAGCCGCCGCACGGCTCGCGGCGATACTGGCCGCCGCCGCCTTCAATGGTGACGACTTGGTGGTTTTCGTCCACTGGCCGCACGCCAGTGACGCGCGCAGTCTTGCGCGGCTTCTTTGTTGCTTCGGACATCATTCCCCTCGCGTGTCGAAGAACTCGACGTTCTTGTGGTGACTGGTCCCGCTCACTACCATCGACGTGATGAAGTAGAAATTGCGGCCCCGGTCGTAGACGATTTCCTCATTGTCCGTGCCCGGCTTGATGATCTCTTTAACGGTGGCAGTATGGGCCTTGTCGCCGATAGTGAAGCGTAGGCGCTGGCGCACGCGCACCTGCCCCGGCCCGGTGACGGGCTTCCACTGGGCCACGTCGAGGAACTGAATCATATGCGCGGCGACGGTGATGACGTTCCCATCGGGCAGCTCGACCACGGCCGCCATGCCATGCACGACATCATCCGGGCCTTCAGTGCTCTCCGGGCCGAACATATGGAACAGGGCTCGCTCATGCAGCACCGTGCGCGGATAGTCGTAGCCGCCGCCCTCCTTCGGCGTGCGTAGATAGTGGTAGACGCGCACTGGGCGCGGGAGCTGGCGCGAAGTCATTGCGCCTCCGGGGTGCGGCGCGCCCACCAGACGGTCGGGCCGTCCTCGGTATCGTCAATGGCGAGCATGAACCAGCCTTCGCCCTGCGGCGGGGCGGGGTTCCAGGAGGCGAACCGGCCAGTTTCAGCGCATTCCGCGTGCGCTGGGCAGTCTTCGTCCTCGGATTCGAGGGAGTTGTAGATCACCTCCAGGCCTTGCTGCTCGATCCATTCGTGGTACTTGTGCGCGTCGCCCTCATCGAACAGAGGCATATCGGGGTGGTCCCATGCGCCGCTTGCGTCGCGCCACACGGCGGCAGGCTGAATCAGTTCCATGCTCAGGCTCCCGTCGATCCAAAACCGCCCTCGCCGCGCGCCGTGGCGTCCAGCTCGTCCACGACCTCGAATTCCGCATCAACCTGCCGGATGAACTCGATCTGTGCGATGCAGTCGCCCGCGCGCAGCTTCTTCGCGCGGTGCGTGCCGCTGGCGTCGAAGCGAATGGATACCTGCACCTCTCCCCGGTAGTCGCAGTCGATCAGGCCGGTGCTGTTCGACAGGCGCAGGGCCGACTTGAAGCCATGGCCGCTGCGGCTGTGAATCTTGAAGCCCCAGCCCGGATCGCACTCGAACGCGAGGCCGGTGCGGTAGTGGGTGGCGTGATCGTCGCTCGGGTGCGGTTTTCCGTCGTCCAGGGCGTACAGGTCGTAGCAGAGCGAGCCGGAGGTGGCGCGCACTGGCAGCTTGGCGGCAGGGTCGAGGCGCTTGATTCGTACTTTCAGGTTTTGCATGGTGGTGTCCTTATTGGTGGATTTCGGGCAGTTCAGGAGTGCTCAGGCGCAGCCAGTAGCCGCCGTATTCGTCGCACATGATGGCGTGGCCGGTGTGGGAATGGTTCATCGGAACAAAGCCCTTGCGTGCGGTGCCGCTGTACAGGACGTGGATGACGCTCGGGGCGCTGTCCGGGTCGCCGTTCCAGTGCCAGTATTCGCCCTGCTCTACTGGCGGCTTCATCGTCCAGGCCGAGCGCGGCACGCGGGGCATGTACGGGCCGTAAGAGAGGCGGTGCTGGCGGGCCACGTCCGATACCTTGGCGCGGTCGCGGTCCCAGTAGATCACATTGCCATTCGGCGCGAGGACGGCCCAAGCGTCATCCTCAACCGGGATCGGCGTGACGTGCGACAGGCAGTAGCAGCCGCTCACGCCATCGAGCCATACCACGGCCGTGTGCCCGGACAGGATTTGCGCCTCGGTGCGCGTGGTGGTGATGAGGGGCTTGTCGGTGCCGTCGATCTTGACGGCCACGCGGCCGCCTACGCGGCAATCGAAGTTGAAAACGTCGCATTCCGCCTGGAGCGATTCGCGCGATGGTGCTTTGCGGGTCATTGTGTGTCGTCCTTTGCAGGGGTTGGGTATCCAGGGCAACCGCCGCCCTCTTTGTAGTTGAATCCAGTGCAGCCCTTGTCGGCGTGGCCGCAGGGGGTGCCGCATTCGTCGCCCATCGGCAGCAACTCGCGGCCTGCGGCGAGGTCGGCGCGCAGGCCGGACAGTGCCGCCGCATTCGTCAGCGATTTGCCGGTGTTCTTGTCGTTGAAATACGACTTGGCGCGTGGGCGGCGGCCCTCAAGGTCGCGGATCGCGCCGCGCACGCTCAGGGCGATACTGAACGTGCGGCCGCCCTTCATGGTGTTGGTCATGCTGCTGGTTCCTCTCGCGGCGCTTTGGCCGCTTGGTGGTGGTCGAAATAGGCTTGCAGCCGGGTCAGGTCGGAGCGCATGCGCAGCAGGTCCGCGCGCCATACCAGCGCCATCTGGTCAGGGACCGGCGCGGGCTGCTGGAGGGCGCAGGCGGCGCGCAGGCGCTCGTAGGATGCGGCCTTGGCCTCGGGGCCGTGGTTCGCCAGCGGTGCCAGCCCTTCCGGCTTGGCGAACAGCGCGACGTGCTGCTTTGCCCGCGCGTTCCACCCGTACTTGATGAGGTAGCTGCGGGTGTCCGAATACGCGCCATTCGGATGGCGGGCCAGCGGGATTTTGTCCGAGCGCACCGGGTCGCGCGCCCAGCGCTCGAACAGGTAGGTTTCGTCACGCGGCACTTGCGCGGCCAGCGGCAGCTCGAACGTCAGCACGGACTCGATCAGTAGCGCGGCGCTGTCAATCGAGCCGGTGACGGCAAATTGGTGCCCGGTGCCGAGGTCGTCGCGCACCTCGAAGCCCGCACCGCGGAATGCGTTCATCACGTCTTGAACGATGGTGGTCATGGTTATAGCTTTCGGTAAAACAGTGTCAGCAGCGGGTCGAACGCCTGGAGTGTGTAGCCCTTCTGCCCTTTTGCCTTGCGGTAGCGCGCGCCGCGCCGCCGCGCGTCGGCAAGATAGTCCTCATACAGCCCGATTCGCCTCAAGCCCGCCCTATACCTGGCCTGTAGCTCGGCCTGGGTAAAGCGTCTTGGCCGCCGCGCATCCTTGCCAGGGCCGCGCACGTACACGGCGGCGAAGTCGCCCAGCGTGCGCTCCCACCGGCCGATGTGGATTGCCTCGGCCTTGCGCAGCCGGGTCATCCACTTGTGCAGCGTCGAGGTAGAGCTGATACTGAGCTGCGCCAGCAGCCTGCTGGTCGTGGCGGGCAGCAGCTCCAGAATGCGCTCGCCGGTCGTCACGATGGCGGGAACAGATCGGCCTGCGGGTCGAGCGCGCGGACGGCAGCGCGCAGGGCATCGCGCGCCGTGCTGGCATACCCGATAACGCGCTCGCGCGGCTCGTCGGCGTGGTATTGGATGACGGAGAATTCCTTGTCGATGTCGTCGCCGACCAGCGCGGGCACATTTCCGGCCTTGACCGTGACCAGATTGGCTTCCACGAAGTCCAGCAGCTCGCGGTCGTTCTTCGCCGCCGCCATCTTGCCTGCCACGGTGCCGTCGGGCTTGCCGTCCATGTGCCAGCTCGAATGGCGGTCGAAATAGTCCTGCGCGTTCTTGAGCAGCGGGTTGTCGCCGTCGTCGTCATCGTCCTCGCCAGGGATCATGCCAGGACCGGCGAGGCCGTTCTCGACCCACTGCATACCGGCTTCCGCGCCGTCGCCGTGCTTCCACTCGATCCAGGCGGCCTGATTGGCAACGGTCAGGTCATGGATGATGCTGCCCAGCTCGCGATTCATGCGGGTGCTCACGGTGACGTGCCGGATGATGTCGGCCGCGTCCAGGGGCTCTTTGCCGTTCACGGCCAGCACCTTGGAAACCTGCGCCAGCGTGGCGGCCGCGCCCTCGGTGATGGCGCGCATGACCTCGCGCACCAGCATGGCCGCGTTGTCGCCGGTCTGGTCTTCCAGCAGGCCACGAATCGCTTCATCGACGCCCGGCAGATCGCAAATGCGCTGTGCCTCGGCCCATTCGCCGATGGTGTGGATGGTCGCGCTCATACCGGCACCGCCCCGCCGCTGAGCGAATTGAGCTGCGCCGAAAACTCGTCCTTGATCGCCTGGGTGCTGGCCGTGATCGCATCGTCCTGATTGCGGCTGATCGCATAAACGGCGGCCGCTTCGTCGGCGGTGTCGCACAGGTACACGCACGACTTGCGGGAAATGAAGTTGCCCAAGTTAGCGCCGTCGCGCTCGGCGACGTACACGCGCTTGCCCGACGACTTCGACACCTTGCGCGGCGCTTCGCAGATGCGATGGATCAGGCGCGAGGCCGGGCATACCCATTGGCCGGGCACGATTTCGGTTGAGTCACTGACTTTTTGGATTGCCATGGTTTTGCCCCTCCGTTAATGAATCACGATTGTATGCGCTCATAAAGTGGATCGTCAAGCGATTATGGAATGCAGCGCGGCGAGCCGCCGCACACGTTGCGGTCGCTGAGGTCGAACTGGTGCGGTTCGCCATACCATTCGCGGTCATGGCCGCAGGAGCGGCACTCGAATTTCAGCGTGCCCTTCGCATCGCGCCAGAGCCCGTCGGGCAGTTCTTCGTTGTCCCATTCCTCCTGCTGCCATGCGGCGTGCTCGTCCGGCTTGCACACGCGGCATGGCAGGCGCGCCACGCTCGGGTCGTGCCCGTCGGCGTCCATATCGCTCATGTAGCCGTCGGTACACATCAGGTCCGGGTAGCTGGTGTCGCCGCTATAGCCCTGGCGGCCGCAGCCGGTAAAGGGCGGCAGCGCGCGACGGTGCTGGCGGCGCTGGTAGGCGTTCATGAGGCATCCCCTTCTGCTGCGGCTTCTATTGCCTTGTCGATGGCGCGATTGATCTGGTCCGCAAGCGTGTCTCCGTCGAGGCCTCCGATGTCAAAGCCTTCGGGGTCGTACAAGATCGCGATACCAGCGCCCTTCTCCACTTCGACGGTCAGCTCGTAGCCTTCCGGCAGATCGCCAGCGGCGCGCTTGATGGCCTTGCCCAGCGCCAGCCAGCGCGCGTCATCGCGAGAGGGGATCGTGGTGCCCTGGCGGCGAACCTGCGCCACCAGATCGACAAGGCTGGCTTGCTTGGCCGCGCCGTCCACGCCGTTGAGCAGCACGTCCAGTTCGCGCACCAAGCGGCGATGGTCGGCCAGCACCTCGGCATAGACGGCCGGGATTTCGCTGCCGCTCACGACTGCGTTCCTGCGGCGGGCGCGGGCTGCGCTGGGGCGGCCGTTTGCTGCGGCGCGTGCTCAGCATGCCAGTCGGCGACGCTGGGCGATTCCGGGTATGGGAGCGGGACGGCCCGCACGGTGATATTGGTGTCCATAGATAGGTTTCCTGATAGTGATATTAACGGCAACGGTCCAGAGCGTCGGCATCGTCCGAGCGCTGGCGGCATTTGGCGTCGCAGAAGTGCATGACGACCGGCTCGGGCAGCACGCGGGTATAGCGGCTGCGGCGCTGGGTCGCAGAAAAGATCGGGCGCTTGAGGGAGGTCGCCGGGTCTACAGGCTTGAAGCACCCGCCGCACGTCGGCGCGCGCGGGGGCGATACTGCTGGCGCTGGAGGTAGGTCTTTCGCAGACATTTCTGTTCCTATATTTCTACTGGTAAATATAGGTATTCTAATTGAAACGTATGCGTGAGGAAATAGTGAAGCCTATATTTTATGGGGTAGGAAAAGCCAAAAAAGCCGGTTTGTACCCGCCCAGTAACATGGCGCATGGACAAAATCACCGCCACCGAATTGCAGGGCATGGTGTCGCACTGGGTTGCGACGCCGCCGAACGGCTACCTGGGCAGCAACTACGGCGCGGACGCGCATTCGATGCTGCAAAACCCGATGAGAACCGGCCTTGCCGACTCTTTCCTGAACAAGCTGCGCAACGACGTGCCGCTGGTGGGCGCGCTGCCGCCTGGGGCCGTCAATATGTACGCCCAGGATGACGGGCTGGACAAGCGAACAATCATGATCGAGGCATCCGGCCAACTGGTCGCCCTCGGGAGCAACACGTAATGGCATACACCCTCGAAGACTTCCAGGCGGCGATTGCGGCCGAAATCTCAAACTACCCTATCGCCTCCCAGTTCTACCAAGCGGGCGATCCGCGCCTGCTGGCCCAGCTCGGCGCGATGGCGACCATGCTCACGATGGTGTCGCAGCAGCTCGACGTGGAAAGCATGGAGCCCTTCACCAAGGCGCGCGATACGACCGTGCTGGCCGACGCCACCCTGCGCGGTATCCTGCCGTTTGCGCGCCCTGCCCGCGTCACCCTGGCCGTCACGAACGGCTCGAACGCGCCGCTGCCCATCAGCATCGGCCGCCGCCTGATCGGGCCGCAGAATCGCGTCTATGTTGTCGAGACTGCCGCCAACATCAGCCCAGGCGCAACGGTGACGGTCAGCGCCAAGCAGCTCACGACGCGCACCTATTCGCACACGGTCGCGAACTCGGCCCCCTTCTACTCGGTGAAGGTGCCGCCGTCGGCCGACACGGAGCAGTTCATCAGCGGTGTCTACGTGTCCATCGCGGGCGTGCAGTACCCCTACACGCCGGAATTCGCCAACCTCGGGCCGAACGAGCCGGGCTTTACCCTGGAAACCGACGAGTACCGCAACCTGCATGCCAAGTTCGGCTGGAAAGACACGTTCGGCGTCCAGCCCGCCAATGGTGCCGTGATCGACTTCATCATCGAAGAATCGGGCGGCCAAGCCGAGCTGGCCGCCAGCGCCCCGTTCACGCTGGAAACCAGCGTCACGCCCGCCGACCTGGGTGCGCGGATCGTCCTGAGCGCCGTTGCCTTCCCTGGTGCGCACCCGTTCAACGTGACCGAGCTGCGCGAGCTGTCGCAGTACCCGAGCACCTACGATGCGTCGGCGGTCTACCTGGGCAATTTCGAGTTCCTGGTGCGCTCGAACATCAAGCCGCTGCGCTTTCTGTCGGTCTGGAACGAGAAGATCGAGGAAACCGTGCGCCCGGCCGCCTTCAAGAACATCAACAAGCTGTTCATCGCGGCCCTCATGGACGGCACCACGCCCGCATGGCTGCAAGGCGAGATTGCCAAGGTCATCGGCGCGGCCGACGACTCGTACTACCTCGAATTCGTCACGCCGGTCAGCGTGGAAGTGCCGGTAACGGTCAACGCCCAGGTGTCGATCGTGCATGACCCGGATGACATCAAGAGCAAGATCAAGGGCGCGCTGCTGGCGCTGTACGGACGCGATTCGTCGGCCGCCTCGCACGGCATGCTCGCCTTGAACAACAAGCGCATGTACGACGAGCTGCGCGCCAAGGTGACGGCGCTGCAAGACGCCGGGAGCGACTTCCAGCTTTCGGTGCCGTCGCTGGCCGGGGCCGTCAAACCCGAGCACTACCGCTACCTGACGGACGCCTCGATCACGGTCAACGTGACGCAATCGACCTACAACGATGGCCTGTGGAGCCATTAAGCGATGTCGAACCTGACCCCGATTGACCCGCCCAGCCTTGCCCCGCTGGCGGGCAGCTTTGAACAGAACCAGCTCGAAAGCGAGCTGAAAAAAGTGTTCCTGGCCGTGTTCGAGAAGCTGGTTCGCGAGCGCGAGCGGGCGCTGAACCTGTACGGCATGGCGCACCTGGGCGGCGACGAGCTGGTGGCGCGCAACCTGTACGGCGATGGCCTCGCCGTGATCCGACGCGACGCCGAGCGCGTGCGCTTTCTGCTCAAGGCATGGCGTGCCCGCAACCCGAAGCGCGGCATGCTGTTCCTGCGCACCTACCTGCAAACGATCTGGCCGAACGAATGGCGGATCGACCAGTTTTGGCACCCGATTGCAACCGCGCTGGAATACCCCGCGCACAAGACCACCTACGGCAGTCCGAAAACCCACTTTTTGACCAGTCGCGTGCGCGTGGGCGTTACCGTGGAAGCCGACGACGGCACTGGCCTGGTGGCGATGCAGAAGGCGCTGCGCTCGACGCTGGCCGCGCGCTTGGTGCTGGAGCTGGTGCTGAACGTGGAAATGGAGAACGCAGGCGCAACAGGCCTCGGGCTGTCCAATGGCGGGATCGGGATGACGCTCCTGCATGGCGAGGGCAAGCTGATTGCGCAGGACGTTGTGACCTCGCCGCTGCCGATCCTCCTGGGCGCTGTCATTGGCATGCCAGCGAAGTTCCAAGGATCACTGCGCATTCCAGGGGTGTACGGCAATGGCGTCGCCATCAACGACGGCGCGGCCATCGACCAGTCGGTGAGCTTGATCGGGTCAATGACGCAGGCCGATTCCTGGGGCGGCGAGCTGGCATATGCGAACGGGATGGACTTGGGAATGCCGGTGTACATCGTAGGCAAAATTCGACTTTAAGGGCAACACATGACTGACATTATTCGCTACAACGTGAACGAGCGCGGCCGCCAGCATCGCGGCCAGGATCGCCATTTCGACCTGCGGGCGCTCGCCGCCCTGGTCAACTCTCCCGCCGTGCAGGAGCGCGTGCGCAACCGCGATATGGTCGGCTACTACGGCCACTGGCAGCGCATGCGCTTCGGCATGACGCCGCCCGAAACCGTCATTGTGGACGGCAAGAGCGTCAATATCGAACCGGCCATTGTCACGACCTACTTGCGCGCCGAGGCGGACGGCACCATCGAGCACCGCACCGAATTCCTCGACACGGCATCGGGGAAGGTAGCGCGCCGCCTGGACAAGAGCAAGACGGGCGGCTTCTCCAGTGCCATCGACGCCATCGCGCGCGGCGGCCAGCATGTGCCGACCCTGTTTGCGGGCTTCGACTACGTGCTCGAACCGAACTATACGACCAATCGCACCTACCTGCTCGACAGCGCCCAGGCGGCCGCAGACGGCTCGATCTTCGATTTCGTGATGGCTGACCATTACCAGAGCACTGAGCGCATGGCGGCCCTGTACGACAGCCTGCAAGGCGACCATATGCGAGCCATGGAAACGATGCAGCGCCTCATGGAAGAAAACGAGCAACTGCTGTCCATGATTTCGTCGGGGCGTGGTGCCGCGATCCTCGATAGCGTCGGCAGCGAAGCCATTGCGCCGCGCATGGTGTCGAAGAAGGCCACCGACCACTTCGCCAGGACGGCCGCCATGTTCCGCGGCGCTTCCCTGGCCGCCCTGGATAGCCTGCCGGACGAGCGCGGCGATATGATCCTCGACCAAGTGAGCCAGCATTACGGGGTGCCGAAATGAGCATGCTGACCCCGTTGCAGGAGGCCTTCGGCGGCTACATGGGGCGCTTCTACGCCCAGCTCGTCGCCGACACCCCGGCCATGGCCGAATTCATCGCGCGCGGCCTGCCTCGGTCGATTGCCTGGGCACCCGGCCGCATGATCGACGCGGTAGAGGAAATGCTGGCCGAGTGGCGCAAGAACGACAACGCCGACGGCCCGAGCGATTCGGCATACCTGCCCGTCATCCTGTGCGCGATGAGCAAGGACTTCACCCCATCCATGGCCGACTGGAACGTGTCCGTAGGCCGGGCCATCGACGTGATGAGCCCGGACGATCCGCACCAGCGCCGGTTCAAGCTGCGCACGTCGTCCAACGAATACCGCGTGCAGATCGTGTTCATCGCACCCGAGGCGGGCACCGCGCACAGCCTCGCGATGCAGTTCAACGTGTGGGCGAACGGCGACGGCGGCCGCCGCTTCACGCACCGGCACATGCACGCCGGGGTGGCGCACGACTTCCCGGCCGTGCTGGAGGAAATCGACATCGGCGCGATGGACGCGCGCGCCGAGCAAAAGAACATCACGATCCTGACCGCCAACATGAACGTGCGCGCCTCGATCCCCATGTTCCAGGCACCGGGCGCGGGCGAGGCGAACGACAGCAAGCCAGCGCCAGCCGGATACCCGGTCGTGCTGGAGGTCAATGCGTTCGACACCGTGAGCCGCAATCGCATCATCAGCACCGTCGAAGCCGACCGGCAGCTTGTAACCCAATGGGTACACGAAGATGGAGCGAGCCAATGACGATCCGACTGCAAGCGGAGGTGACGGGCTACAACGGCCCGGCCGTGAACCTCCTGGGTGCGCTGGACCCGGATAGCGGGCTGCTGATCGTGGCGCGCGAGCTGGCCGTCGGCGAGCGCCAGGACGAAACGATGGTCACGTCCAACGACCCGCGATCCGAGCGCCGCGACCGGCTCTTTTCGGAGGACGATCTACAGGAGTCGATCCGGCTGTTCTTCCGGGCGAAATCCACCGCCATGATCGAGCTGCTGCCGACCGTCACGAAGCATGAGCCTGCGCACAAGATCGAGACAAACGGCATGGACGAACACGGCACCAAGTACCGGCTGTCGCCCGACATCACGAACGGGAACGTCGCAATCCTGGCGCTGGCCGCCCTGGCTGACCGGGCCTATAAGTCGCAAGCGGCCACGTCGTTCTCCGACGAGCTGGCCGAGCTGTTCGCCTCGATATAGGAAAAGCGCCGCCAGCGCGCGCGTGCGCGGACCGCAGAATGATGTAACCCGTCATTCGAGGCATACATGGTTCCGCTTAACCCCAAGATTACAAACGCTGGCCTTGCGCTGTTTCCCAACCCGACCGCGACGGGATTTCAGGTAACGCTGACCCATATTGGCATCGGCACGGCGCGGTACAACCCGACCGGGACCGAGGGCGCGCTGAAAGCCGAGGTGGCCCGGTTCCCGATCATCGCCGGGGGCATCGCCGCCGCCGTCCCAAACCAAGTCCAGATCGGCGCGAACATCACCGACAAAGACCCGTCCGGGCGCTCGGCGAACGACCAGTGGATCGGTGAAATCGGCTTCTATGCGGGGCCGGTGCTGTTCGCGGTCTGGAGCCGGGCCGACAAGGCGCTGTTCTATAAAACGTCCGACTTCGATGTGCCGGTTGCGTATCGGATCGACGTGTCGCGCCTGCCTGTCAACTCGGTGACTGTCACCGTGGATGCCGGGAGCGCAGGCATGCAGGCGCTTCTATTCCAGCATGAGAATCGCGTCGATCCGCACCCGCAATACCTGACGAAAGAGCGCGGCGACGCACTGTTCCTGACGCCTGCCGAGGGCAATGCCGCCTACGAGGCGCGCTTCCCGAAGGGCACCCGCCTACTGTTCCAGCAGACCGCTGCGCCAGTCGGGTGGACGAAGATCACCGAATTCCACGATGCCGCGCTGCGCGTGGTCAATGGCGACGCGGGCTCGGGCGGCACGATGAATTTCTCGTCCGCGTTCACCTCGCGCACGCCCACTGGCTCTGTCGATACTTCCGGCTCGGTGCGCACCAGCGGCACCGTCACCACCACCGGCACGGCCGCGCCGACCACGCTCAGCTCGTCGCAGATGCCTTCGCACAACCACAGCAGCGGCGAGTACAGCTACCTGTTGCGTCCGCCATATGTCGATTCGTTGACGGGCGATGACTATGTTGGAAGTGGCTATGAGCAGGCCGTCGGCCCCAGTGATGGCGGACCAATTAGCAGCGCTGGCGGCGGCGGTTCCCACTCGCACGCCCTGGCTGTGTCATCGACCTTAAGCGCCAGCTCAAGCTTTTCCGGCTCGTCCTCGTTCTCGGGCACGGCCATGAACTTCGCCGTCAAATATGCCGACGTGATTATCGCGAGTAAAGACTGATGGAACTGAAAACTGACAAATTCTGCCCCCTCATCAAAAAGGACTGCAAGCAGCTCGGCTGTAGCTGGTTCACGCGCGTGCGCGGCAACGACCCGCAATCCGGCCGCGAGATAGATGAATGGGGCTGCGCGATCACATGGCTTCCTGTCCTGTTGATCGCGACCGCCAACGAGGCCCGCCAGGGCGCGGCCGCCACTGAGTCGTTCCGCAATGCTGTCGTCGGCGCGCGGCCAGCGCACGCGGGCGCGCCATCAAGCGTAGCAGCGCAAGCAGCCGACGTGATCGAAACGGTCGCAACGCCACCACAAATCCAAACCGAGAGCTAAACAATGAAATTGACCATCATCCCCGACGATCAGACCGTCACCATCGACGGCGAGCGCTTCGCCATTGACTGCGCCGATTTAGTCGCGCAGCGTATTCACGCGGTCCAGTGGGATGGCGTGCGCGGGCACATCGAATTCCGCGACGCCGACGACGGCAACAAGCCAGCCAACGAGCTGATCGAGAGCGTCGCCCGCTTCCAGCCCTTGATCGACGCATGGCACGATGCCAAGGGCATCAAAGAGAATCCGCCGCCGCCTGCCCCGCTGTCTCTGGAGGCGGCCAAGGCGAGCGCGCTGCGCCGCATCAACGCGCGGTGCGCAGTCGAGCTGAAAAACGTCAAGGAGGGCTATCCAGGCGACGAAGTGCAATCGTGGGCCAAGCAGGAGGCCGAGGCGCGCGCCTATACCGCCGACACGGCCGCCCCAACGCCACTGCTGTCGGCCATGAGCGAGGCGCGCGGCGTGCCGCTGGACGAGCTGGTGCTCAAGGTCATCGAGAAAGCGGATTTGTTCGCCGTGGTGAGCGGCCGCATCATCGGCACCCGGCAGGCCTGCGAGGACGCCATCATGGCCGCGCAGGAGGCCGAGGAAGCGCTGGCCGTGACGTGGCCTGAGCCAGAGGTGCCCGAGGCTCCAGAGCCCGAGGAATCACCGCTGTGAGCCGCTGGGCGATGCTGGGGCTATGGTTCGTCGCGCAACTGGCCCATATCTTCGCTTCCGTGCGCATGATCTTTTTCATCATCGGCGGAAGTGAGCGCGGTGAGCGCGTCCTGCTCGCGTATGACCGCCTCGGTAACGTGGCTGCCGGTGGCGAGGACAATGAAACCATCAGCAGCCGTGCCAATCGTGAGCGCCAAGCGGGATCACGCGGCTGGTGCCTGCTCTGTCGCATCCTTGATTGGTTCGACAAAGACCACTGCGAGAAATCGGCCGGGGTGTAGGAAAACCGGGGCCAATCTAGCGCCCCGCCAGCCCGAGAATGAGGCAACTAATCATTCGAGGACGTAATGCTCAATCTCAGCCCCAAGATCACGACGGCGGGCCTTGCGCTGGTGCGCGAGGCCGCGAAAACGCCCGGCGTCAGCGTGGCGATCACCAACGTCGCCATCGGCTCCCAGTCCTATGTGCCAATCGGCAACGAGGTCGCGCTAAAGCAGGAATTCGGCCGCTTCCCGGTCAGCGGCGGCGCATCCATCGACGGCACCCAGGTCAATCTCGGCTTCACGATCACCAACACCGACCAGCAGAACCGCTCGACCAGCAGCCAGTGGGTCGGCGAAATCGGCTTCTACGCGGGCGACACCCTGTTCGCGGTGCTCAGCAAGCTCGAACCAGCGTTCTTCTACAAGTCGCAGGACATCGACATCCCGATTGTGTACACAATCGACATCACCGCCCTGCCGCTGGGCAGCGTCACGGTCAATTCCACAGCCGCCCCTGGCACGCTGTCGGCACTGATTGCCAACCACGAAGCGAATGCCGATGCCCACCCTGGCCTGCTCATCACGATCAGGAACGCCATCGTGAGCATGTTCGCGGCCGCAAACGGTTCGAGCCTGCTGGGCTTCAAGCAAGGCGGCGTGGGCTCGGTGACGCGGACGATGGAAGCGAAGGCGGCCGAGTCCGTGAGCGTGAAGGACTATGGCGCGCTGCCCGGCTCCCCTTCGTCGCAGCATGCCGCATTCATCAACGCCATCAACGCCCTGACGGCTGCGGGCGGCGGGCGGCTGGTCGTCAACGGTGGCGGCGACTACCTGATCGGCCAGTCCATCCTGCCTTCCCTCATCACCAGCGACATCGAAATCGTATTCGAGGCAGGCGCTCGGCTGGTGGCTGCGTCCGGCCTCAGTACCCCGGTCATGGACCTGCGCGCATCGAATTCAGCGATCACCGGCCGCATTCTAACGATCCGCAACCCGCGCATCGACTGTAGTGCAGGCAGCACGCAGGCTGGCGTGCAGGGGTGCAGCGGGATCAGCGCGCAGTATTTCAAGTCGCTTGTGATCGAGAACCCGTCGATCTATGGCGGTGAGAATCCGAACACCTCGACCGCCGATAGCGGCATCACGCCGATCTGCTGCAACTACGTGCTCATCGACGGCGGCGATATTCGCGGATTCAGCGACGGCGGCGTGTACATCGGCGGCGACAACACCGCAGGAGCGGTCGGCGATGGCGTGACGGCGACCGTTCGCGGCGTCCTCATCGAACGCTGCAACAATGCCGTATTGGCAAAGCGCGACCTGAACCACTTGCGCGTGACCGGCTGCGCCATCAACGAGTGCAATTCAGGCGTCGTCGGCGCTGAAATCACCACGCCGAATTACACCAACCCGGTGCGCAGGCTGGAGGTGGAGGGCAACCGCTTCAAGAAGATTGTCGCGAACATCGTGCGCTTCCGTGGCCCATGCAAGGGCAGCATGCGCGACAACGAGGTGGAGGACTGGGGCTACCGCTTCGACGGCACCAGCCCGGCCGGAGCAAACGCATATGCTGTGGTCATCCAGGGCAGCACCGGCATCGACGTGGCCGACAACGATTTCAGGATCATCGACTGGCCGCAGAACGATCAGCGCGCGGTCCTGCTCCAGAACGTCACGCTCAACGGCCAGCAGTACGTCCAGGGCGGCCACCTGTTCTCGGGCAACAGCTACCGCAACGTCGGGCGCGTCGTCGTGGAGGAAGTCGGCGGGGCCGCCAGCGCGTACCTGAACGAATACTACGAAGGGCTGTCTACCGCGAAATTCTCGGGCCTGAACGCCGAGAGCGTAGTTACGTTCCGCGAGCAGGGAAAGCCGGGCCTTTGGCTACGCAGCGCCGGATTCGAGCGCCAGATGGGGCACCCGGCAATCATCGACAGCGCCACCGGCCTGACCCTGGCAGAGAAGGATTCCGGCTACACGTACACCAACGTTGGAGCCCCGGCCGAGGCGGTCTTCAATCTGCCACCGGCAGCGAAGGGGCTCACGTTCGACTTCATCTGCATGGATGACTTCGGCGTGCGGCTTCAACCGGCTGCTGGCGACCTGATCCGCGTGAACGCTTCAATCTCGCCTGCTGGCGGCGCAGCAAAGTCCATCGTGGTCGGATCGGCGATCAGGCTGACGGCGGTGGATGCGACATACTGGGTCGCGCAAAGCCTCACCGGGACGTGGGTGTGGGCCTAGTAGGAAAAGGCCAGCGATAGCGCAATTTCGGGAGCCTCAGAATGGTTTTAACGCCATAACGAGGTTCCTATGCTAACCCGAAATCCACGCATCACCGCTGCCGGTCTTGCCCTGTTCACCAAGCAGGCTCCCGGCTTTTCCGTCGCCCTCACGCATGTGGCGGTCGGCACGGCCGTTTATGACCCGACGGGCAACGAGACAGCACTGAAAAGTGAGTTTGCCCGATTCCCCATCGCCACCGGGGTGGACATTTCAGCCAGCCAGCTCCAGGTGGGGGCGCTGGTCAAGGACACCGACCCGCAGGGCCGCTCGGCCAACAACAAGTGGATTGGCGAGATCGGCTTCTACGTCGGCACGACCTTGCTGGCCGTGATGAGCCAGTCAGCGCGCGCGCTGTTTTACAAGTCGCCCGAGCTTGACGTGGCGCTCAGCTACATTCTGGACTTCTCTACCCTGCCCCCTGGCTCCCTGACGGTCGGCGCGCCCAAGCTGTCCGAGGACATTCGACTGGCCGCCCAAACCGCCCTGGCGAGCGCGCAGTCGGCGACCGGCGCAGCAGCGACGATCCGCGCGACCTATTACGGCAATTCGGCAGTCGCCCCGACGCTGCGCCCGGATGGCACGGCCCGCCAGAAAGGCGACCGCTATTTCGATACCGTTGCCAATGCAGAGCGCACTTGGAACGGTGCGCTGTGGGGCATCGCGAACCCCGATGCCGCTTCCCTGGCGAAGCCAAGCGGCGCAAGCATCGTCGGCTACAAGACGGGCAGCGTCGCAACCGCGCTCGAAGAGGTGGACGGCAAGATCAACGGCACCACGCAGCAAATCAACGACCTGCGAAATCGCATGTATCGCCGGTCTGTCGTCCACAAAATCCCCATGCGGTTCCCTGGCTATGCGACCGTGATCGCAGCCAAGGGCTACACCTACCTGTTCCCGCAATCGTTCACGATGCACGCGACCGAGCTGTACATTCTGTACGGGGCCAACACAGGCGCGGCCGGGACGGGCTCGTTCGTGGCGATACACAACCGTGCAACCGGCGCTTATATTTCCGGCTTCTCTATCGGCGAATCCTATGGCGAGGGCATTGTCGTCAAGATGGAAGGGACCAAGAAATACCTGTACGCGCGCCACAAGTCGAGCGTCCTGGGCAAGTACAACATCACGAACCGGCCCGCCAACCTGAGCACCCTCGCGCCCGAGTCCACCACCGACCTGGGCTTCTATTCGTTCCTGAGCTGGGACGGTTCGCAGTTCACGATGCAGGTCTTGACGCGCAGCTCGCGCGCGTCGCAGCCGCGCAACCTGTTCGTGCGGCTCGATGAGTCGCTGGCGCTCCAGTCCCGGCTGGAGTTCAACCGGCTCGATGCATGGAATCTCAGTGCCGAGCAGCGCGACCTTGCGCCGAAGCTCCAGGGCTTCTCGCACTACCGGGGCGGCTACGTGCTCGGCTACGGCGCGACGCACTACTACGGCGGGGCGAAGAAGCAAAGCGACTTGTGCGGCATTAAGCTGTTCACGTCCGCGGGCGATCCGACTGAATCGGCGCTGATGAACCCGGATGCCTTCATCGACATTCTGCGCGCCAAGGGCTATTCGTGCGACCTGATCGAGAACGAGGGCATGCACTATGCCGATGATGGCGAGCTGTATGGCATGTGGGTAACGAGCAGCCATACGAACACCGGCAATTACGGCATCCTCATCACGCGCGAAATGGGCGGCGACATCGACTGCACGGCAGCGGCGACGGCCGCCACGCCGGGCGCGTCGCTGGAGCACATGCTCGCGAAAGTGGATCACGACGACAAGGGCATCAAGAACCCGATGACCGGCGCGCCGTTCACGACGCTTGTCGAAATCGTGGAGTTCATGCGCGAAACGCAGCTCTCGCAATACGGTTTCACCACGACCGGATCGACCATCAAGGACTTGGCGGGCAACAACCTACCGGGCGGGCATATTTTCATGCTCATGACGGGCAATTACTTCTCCTGGGAGGTGCTGGACTATTCCTCCAGCGGCATCGCGACTTCGTGGATTTCGGGGGAAAAAGGTGCGCTGGTCCAGGCCTACCCAGCCTTCACGCTGGGCGGGCAAGCGTCCGAAACCATGAACAGCGTCAGCGTCGGCGTGGGTTCGGCCGCAAAGATCGCCATTGGCCGCAATACGACCGATCTGGTGAGCTTGTTCGAGGCCTGGGGCGCAGATGGCGTCATCGGTCGCATTTCCACCATCGGGGCCAATACCCGCTTCTATATTGGCAAGGGCGCGTTCATTACGGGCGGCACCGGGTCGCCAGAAGGCGTGGTAAGTGCGCCGCGCGGGTCGATGTATCTGCGCGAGGATGGAACGGGGCAATGCCGCTACGAGAAGGAATCGGGCAACGGCAATACTGGCTGGGTACAGCGATAAGGAATGAGCATGAAAAAGAACTGTGTAGTGCATGAGGGGAAGGTGATCCACGTCGGCCAGTGGGAGGCGCACGTCATCCACTATGACCACGACGATGGGGGCGCGCTGGTGCCTGTCGCGACCGCTAACCCGATGCCCGAGGGGGCTGTCCAGGGCGAATTCGACATCGAGTACACCACGGACGGCAGGATCGTTCTGGCGTCCGATTATCGCGAGCTGCGCGCCGCCGAGTACCCGTCAATCGGCGACCAGCTCGACGCACTGTTCAAGGGTGGGGCCGCCGCGAAGGCCATGGCGGACCGCCTGGGTAGCATCAAGAAAAAGTACCCGAAGCCGTAGGAAAACCAGCGGCAGAAGGCAGCGGGGCGAACCTCAGAATGGTTCCAACTATTCCGAGGAACCCGCTGCATGATTAACCTGAATCCCACCCTCACCGCCGCTGGCTTCGCGCTTTTCCGGGGCCAGTCTCCAGGCTTCAGTGTGGCTATCACGCACGTCGCTTTTGGCGCGCAAAAGTATGACCCGCTCGGCTTCGAGTCGAGCCTGAAATCGGAACTGGTTCGCTTCCCGATTGACGGCTCGGCGCTGATTTCGCCAAGTGCGATTCAGGTTGGCGTCCTGATGAAAAATGCCGCTCCAGACGGCCGCACCGCCAACGACAAGTGGATTGGCGAAATCGGCTTCTATGCGGGCGATACGCTGTTCGCGGTGCTGTCGCAGGCCGCCGCCTACCTGTTCTACAAGTCGCCGGACATCGACATTCCTGTGACGTACGTGCTCGATTTTTCGGTTCTGCCAGCGGGCTCGATCACCGTCAACAACGATGCGCAGTCGGCAAGCATCGCCCTCGCCTCCAGCTACGCCCAGGCGGCCGCCAAAACGGCCCTGAACGCGCAGCAGGTCATTTCCTCGACCTATTACGGCCCGTTCGCTGCCGAGCCTACAGCTCGCCCGGATGGCACGGCGCGCCAGCCGGGCGACCGCTATTTCGACACGAAGGCCAAGGCCGAGAAAACGTGGTCCGGCACCGACTGGTATGCGGCGAACCTCAATGCGGCAATCCTGGCATCCAAGGACGGTGCGGCGAGTGTCGGTGCGACGTGGTTCGGCGGCGTCCTCGGCAAGCTGTCCGACCTTGCCACAGCCGCAGGCTCAGGCTTGGTCGGGTTCGTGCAGGGCGGCGTAGATGCGGTTGCCCGCAGCATCCAGGACAAGCTGCGCGAGCAATATGACGTGCGTGATTATGGTGAATTCATCGCTGGCGGCACGTCGGCGGCCGTGGGCAAAATCAATCTGGCAACCCTGAACAGGGCGATCCTGGCTGTAAGCAATGCCGGGGGCGGCATCCTGCGACTGCCGCCAGGGACGTTCGTGTTCAGCGCTCTGCCGGGCTCGACCGTGCCCGACAGGTGTATCGTGTTGCGCCGCAATGTGGAGCTGCGCGGCTGCGGAGAGGGCATCACGGTCCTGCGCCGCAACCAGCCGTCCACGCTGATGACCAACGCGCCCAACGGTGCGGTCAACATGGGCTACGGCGGGGGCGAGAACAACGTCGGGCTGCGCGACCTGACGCTAGACGGCAATGCGGCCTACTCGGCGCTGTACCCGGCCAACATTTCCTATTGGTTCTGTTCCGACCATATCCGCATCCGGCGCGTGACCTTCCTCGATACTCCAGGCCTGCATGCCATCGACATGAACGGATGCCGCGATGCTGTAATCGAGAAGTGCAGCTTCAAGGGTCAGAATGCGGAACTGACGGCCGTTTTCTCGCCGAATGACCCGAATTACTTCCCTGAGGCTATTCAGCTTGCTGGGGAAACGAACGGCTATACCATCGAGGCGCTGGCACCGAAGAAGATCAAGGTTATCGACTGCTATTTCGGCCCATCGGAAACCCAGGGGTCGCATTGGGTGGCCGTGGGCAATCACGCTCTGAATTACAACGTGCAGACCGAAGACGTGCTCTTGAGGGGCAACATCATCGACAACCCGCTGCGCCATGGATTCCGCCCGTTCGCATGGAAGCGCACGAAGATCATCGCCAATACCTTTATTGGCGGCAGTGTTGGTATCACGCTTAGTTCAGCCGTTGACGTAAAGGACTCTACCGGAACGCCCACCGGCTTCTCGCAAAGCGGCGAGGATATGCTCATCGCCCTGAACCACTTCAAGGATGTTGCGAACGAGTGTGTTTCCGTGTCGGCAGGCCACGTTGGCGCGACCACCTACCAGAAGTGGCGCAATCTGGCCATCATCAACAACACGGTCACAGGCAAGCTCACTACCTGCACCCCGTTTAACATGCGTTGGGTGTCGAGGCTGACGATCAGCGGCAATAACCTCAACGGTGATTTTTACCGTGGCATCTACATGCGCTTCTGTGACGCGGTGCGAGTTACCAACAACCACATCGAGAACACGAATCTTGAGGCATTGCTGGTGGTCGAAGAAGTGGAAACCGCGTGGTCCGGCACCGGCTTGACCGCTGACTATGTCATCAGCGGCAATTCGCTGGTCAATACCGGCTACTCGGGGATGAACCTCCAGGCCATCGTCGGCGGCACCATCACCGGCAATACCGGCAAGAACTTGGGCTCTGTGGCTCCGGGCAAGCGGCCATTCATTGGCGTCAGCGCCTTCTGCAAGAACCTCGACATCACGGGGAATCAGGCTGCTGGCGGCACCTATGTCGTTGACGTTTCGGCGAGCTGCGCGGACATTCGTGTGGGTCCGAATAATGCGATTGGCATGGACAGTGGCACTATTCGCAACCTCGCCACCGGGAACAGCGCCACGTCGGACATGACGGCTACGAAAGGCAGTTGGACGCCCTACAGCGATAACCTCGACAGCTTCGGTTCGGCCGTGCGTCGCTATGCGCAGGGCTTCTTCTTCGACCTGCGCGTGCGTAATAACCTGCCGGTGCTGGCCGTTGTCGCCCAGGCCTACGTGTCGGCATCGGTGACGGGCACGACGGACGAAACGGTCCTGGCTACGGTGAAGATCCCGGCAGGCTTGCTCGGCCCGAACGATATGCTCGAAATCTCGGCGCACTGGGGCTTCAACAACAACGCCAACATCAAGACGCCGAAGATCAAGCTCGCAGGCGTGGCCTACTACCAGCCGAGCATCACGACCAGCCTCCAGGCATTGAGCATCACCCAAATCCGCAATGCCAACTCGCAAACCGCGCAGATCGGCGGCGTGAGTTCGGCAGGTGTGCAGCACGGCATCGGCAGCAGCGGCGCGGCCCTGGCTACGTCCGCCATCAACATGGCCCAGGAACAGACCCTGACCTTTACCGGCACGCTGGCAAACGCGGCCGACAACATCACGCTACTCGGCTACACCGTCAAGTACGTGCCCGCACCATAACGAGAGGAAACCGTGTCGCCGCACTCCCCTGCATCGACCTCTGCATTCGTCAAGGCCGTCCGCGCGTTCTCCCTGAGCACGCCGGACTGGGCCGAGGCGATCCGCTATTTCACCAAGCCGGACGAGCGAACCGACATCACCCTGATTGCCGAGCGGGTCTACGGCAACCGGGGCGAGTTCATGACCGTGTTCGCTGCGGCCGGGCTCGATACCCTCGAACAAGTGCTGGACGAGCGGCAACTGGTGCTGCCGACCAGCGCCCAGTTGCAGCTCATCAAACGACAGACAGGATACCTGACCGATGCAGAGAAACGCGCGTATAGCGCCCTCCGTTAGCGCGGCTACCGCCCGGCTCACTTCGGCCCGGCGAGAGGCTCAGGAGGCCGCTGAATTCGATCTGGCGCGGCGGCAGGCGGCGCAGACCATCCTGCGCCCGAACGAGGTATCCGGCGAGTATGATGCTGGCCGCCTGCTCACGACGACGCTGCGCGGCGAGGTGCGGGCGCTCACCCAGGACGACATCAGGGCGTTCCAGTCGAACGTCCAGCAGCTCAAGAAGAAATTCAAGGGCGGGATCACGGCCCAGTCCGTCATCGACCTTGCCCTGGAGTCGGACAAGACGCGCGCGAACAAGCAGATCAACATGGCCGTGCCCGCCTCGATCATGGGCGGCAAGGTGCATTTCATCACCAACGCCGGGCCGGATTCGGACGTGGCGCGCCACCACGTCCACGTCGAGTTTCTGGACTTCGATGCGGCCGTGGGCGCGTCGCCGAACGAGCCGAAGAAGCTGGGCAAGCTGGTGGCGGGCGGCCGCCTGCGCTTCGACTGCGATTGCGGCCGCCACACGTTCTGGTATCGCTACATCGCCACCATCGGCAAGTACAACACCGGGCGGGCCGAGACGGGCTACCCGAAGATCAGGAACCCGAAGCTGATGGGCGTGGCGTGCAAGCACGTCCTGCGCACCATGCACGTCATCCTCAAGGACAGCGCCGTGCAGCTCAAGCTGGCCCAGTCGGTGCTCAAGGCGCGCGACGTGCTCGACGGCCGCAAGGTCAAGGCCGAGCGCGTCAAGGTGGCCGAGCTGCGCGCCATGGCGGACGCCCAGGCGGGTAAGCGCAAGAGCAGCACCAACCTGCGCACGTCGGCCGAGAAGAAGCAAAAGGCGGCCGTCGAGAAGGCCCGGCGCGATATGAAGAAGGCGGCCGTCGAACGGGCCAACCCGACCGCGAACCTGCGGCAGATCGAGCGGCATGCGCGCTCGCTGCTCGACCTGGGCGCGATCACCCAGGCGCAGTATGACCAAATTGTAAAGGCAGCAAAATGATTAACAGCGTACCAGTAGCGATCACCAAGGCGGCCAAGGCCGTCACGCGCAGGCACCCGAATTCCCTGGATTGCGTGGTCTACCGCAAGGTGCTGACCGCGCCAGCCGGGGAGCAGATGGGCGGCCTGCCCACGCTGGGCGGCATGGGCGTGCTGAAAAGCGAGGACGATCCCGACTTCGAGTACCGGAAGGTAGGGATGGGCCGGATTCACGTCACCGGCCGCTTCGACGGCGGCGATATGTCGGACCGGGGCGACAGCATCGTGCCGGACCAGCCGATGCAGGAGGCGAACATCGTCAGCGCCGACGACCTGCCCGGCTTCGAGGTGCAGAAGGGCGATCTGATCGGGATGATGCCGGGCGGCGGGGTGCTGATCGGGTTCGAGATTGTCGGGCAGACCGGCAGCGTGGCGATCTACCCCTATGTGACGAAGTGGATCATCGCGCCGCGCGACGAGCTGCACGACCTTGAACCATGGAAGGGTGATGCGGACAACCCTTAGAAAAGGGAGAACCGCGGATTGCGGGTAAAGACGATCTGGCCGGGCTCGACAAGGCTGTTCGCCTGGACCTGATCCCGATAGCGCGGCGGGACATCGACCGTTGCGCCAGGGGCGTGATACAGCACGTCGCCGTTCGCCAGATCATAGCCATGTTCGGCGAACAGGTTGCGCAGCGCGGCCGCCGTCATGCTTTCGCCGAACAGGTCGCACATGGTTATGCCGCCTTGCGTTTGCTGCGCGGCAGGGCCGCATAGGCGATCAGCGCGTCCGTCAGCGCCTCCCGCACCGCGCCGCGCTCGGCGCTGCCGCCTGTAATCTTGTCGAGCGCTTCGGCCGCTTCCTTCGGGAGCCAGGAGGTCAGGCGGCGCTCGCCGCGCTCACGCTTCGAGGCGTCCGAATCGCCCCGCTTTTCCTTGTCGTATGCCTTGCGGCCCTCGGGGTCTTTCGGCACCTTTGGCGCGGCCGCAGCGCCCGGCGACGGCTTGCGGCGCGGCAGCGGCGCGTAGTCGGTGGCGTCGAGCGAGCTGGCGGCGAATGCTTGTTCAGGCGCGGACAGGGCAATCTCGCATTGCTTGCGGTTGCCGGTGATCGTCCAGTACGTCACCAGATGACGCACGCTGATGCCAATGCCGAAGTTCGCCAGGGCGGCCACGGCGGTGCGCTGCGATGACGCGGCGACTATGACGGCGCGCTGCTTGCCGTCGATCATGCTCGAACCGCTGTAGACCTTCAATTCTGCTTTTCTCATGCTGCTGTTCCTGAATCTGTAATTACGTTCTCATTGCATCAAGGATCGCCGGGCCGGGGATGGCCGTCAGCTTGTCCTCACTGTACTCTGCCGCTTCCCATACGACGTTCACAATCGCCCGCCCGTCCTTCGCGTGCCCGGCGATGTACCCGAGATAGCCCTCGGGCGTATAAACCTGCTGGAAGCGCTCAAACTGGGCCTCCAGGGGCGTTTCCTCGGTGGGCTGGTCTGCCGGTGCAAACTGTGTGCCGAATTTTGCCAGCAGCGCGGCACGCTGGCGCTCGCGGGTTTCCACCATGACGCGCCCGAGTAGCGCCAGCATTTCCTCGGGCGAGCTGTCCGGGCTGTAGGTTGCCTCGTCCAATATCGCTTTGATGCGGTCGAATTCGTTGCTCACTTCGGCCCTTTCGCCCACTCGCTGAAATCATCGACAATGCGCCGCGCCTCCGCGAGCTGGGCCGCCTCCGCATCGTTCTCGGGCACCATGCAGCCCATCAGCATCCCCTGCCCGCTCGCCAGCTTGTCAAAGCCCTCCAGTAAGCGCTTGCGGTTTTCGATGAAATGCGGCTGCAACGTCGGGTGAACCGGAATCTTCCCGTCGGTCGCGCTACGGTACAGGTCAAGCAAGCTCTGCAAGCCTTGAACGTCAATTTTCATGGGGCACTTTCAGGAGTAATCATCAGGCCACATGCCGCCCGCTACCGGGTCATCTTCGCCCGGCAAGTGGGACAGACTCACTTGCGGCTCGGCGAGCGCATGGCTCGGCTGTGCGGTCGGGTAGGTCGCCAGCGCGGCCACGTCGTCCTCGAAGCAGTCGAGGAATTGCTTCATGGGCTGGCCTTCAAGTACGCCGCTGGTATAGGTGCCCCAGCCATAGACGCAAATCGGCTTGCCGCAGGGCTCCATATCGCGCTTGTACTGGTAGGTGTAGCGGTCGTAGTCGTCCGCTCGGGTATTGGTGCTCATGTGTTGCTCCATGGTGAGATTAGAAGCCGTATTTCTCGGCACAGATAGGGCCGATTCCGCGCTCGATGGATTCCGGGTCGGTCAGCTCGCGGCCGCAGCACGCGCACTGGCCGGTTTGTTGGCCGTAGGCGACGGCGGCCGCCAGTGGGTCGGCGCACAGGGCGACGATTTCGGCCTGCTTGGCGGCGTCGCAGTCGCGGGACGGGGTGAAAGTGCCGTCAGCGATCTTGCCCATGTACTCATCGGCGGCGGTGACGTAGATCGCGCCTTTGTTGCGGCCGGTGGCCGGGGCCAGCTTGAGCACGAAGCCGGACAGGCGCATCTTCGGGCGCTTCAACCCGCTCTCGATGGCACTGGCGAACGCCTCCTGCATCTTCGCGACGCTGGCGACCTCTACAGCGGTGCCGGTGGCGGCGGCGGCCGACTGGCGGGACAGGATGCCGGTGACGGCCGCAACCTGCTTTTCGGACAGGGTGCCGGTGCGCAGCAGTTGCTTATCGAGCGAAAAAGCGAAGTCGTTGGTGCTCGCGTGGGCGATGATCCACTTGATTTCCGGCGCGTTCGATTTGATTTGCAGCATAGCGGCCCCCGTAGTTAATGAGCAGATTGTATGCGCTCATAAATAGCGCGTCAAGCGATAATGCCGGGGCAGGAAAACCGGCACCGCCCTGCCCTGCTGCGCGCCTGACAATGACGCATGGACAAATTCGCCAACATCGACAGGGCCGCGCACGCGGGCGCAAACGGCCACAACCACATGCGCCCGGCGACGCCGGGGCAGCACGCCGCAGGGAACTACCTCAAGGGGCGGGAAGTCCTGCACGGCATGCGCATCGCCATCGAGAACCCGCGCGGCACCGTGCGCGAGTGGCGCGCGGCCGACGGCACCAGCGGCAGCAACCTGATGAAGTTCCACTACGGCTACATCGCGGGCACGCTGGGCAACGACGGCGACGAGCTGGACGTGTTCATCGGCCCGATCCCCGAGGCTGGCCGCGCCTATGTGGTGAACCAGAGCCACGCCGACGGCAGCGGCTTCGATGAACACAAGATCATGCTCGGCTTTCCCGACCAGCGCACCGCTGTGGCCGGGTACATGAGCAACTACAGCGCAGGCTGGCCGGGCTTCGGTAGCTGCATCGGCTGCTCAATCGACCAGCTCAAGTGGTGGATCGCCAACGGCAACAAGACCCGCCCCCTCACGCAAGACCAACTCCCCTACGAAGGAACGGATGACACGATGGAAAAAGTAATTTGGGACAGCGCCGCACCGCACATGCCGCTGCGCTCGACGCTGGACGCGGTGCTGTACGGCATCCGCATGCACGACGCCGCCGATGGCCTGCTGTATGACGCGGTGAGCATGGCCGACGTGCTCGGCGACGCCGAGGGCGTGCTGACGCTGGACGCCCTGGTGATCCCGTTCGCACGGATCGAGCAGCGCATGGCGGTCATGCGCAAGGTCATGGACCGCACCGGCCGCGCCGTCAAGATCGCAGCCATGCAAGTGTCGGACCCATTCACCCAGCGCGGCACCACGAACGTGGCCGTGATCTACGAGCTGAGAGACGGCCAAACCGTGTCCGTGTTCTTCCATAACCCAGACGTGACCCCGAAGAAGATCGTTCCCGGCGACGATCTGGTGTCGTGGAAGTGGATGCTCAACAAGAAGGACATCACGGTAGCCGTCGCCCCGGAAAAGGGCCGCGATCTGGAGCCGCGCATTGTCGCCGCGCGCATCATGGCGCTGGCCGAGAAGAACAGCGACCGCTTCACGAAGGCGAACGGCAAGCGCGCCGAGCGCATGCAGGCCATTGCAGGCCTGCAATCGGAGCTGGATGAGAAAAAAGCGACTTTGGCCAAGCTGGAGCAGCAAGTCGAAGCTCTCCAGGCGGCGCGTGACGCCGAAGGCCTGGGCGACGCCGATCCGGTCAACCCGGAGCCGCAACCAGAGCCGCAGCCAGAGCCAGCACCCGCCCTGGACGTGGACAGCCTCAAGGGCGTAGTGGCCTACACCGACCCGATGGTGGGCGTGCCTCATGGCGACAACTGGGTGCTGATGAACGCCCCGCGCCCGCTGCTGGGCACCGAAACCATGAGCAACGGCGAATTCCTGGCGGGCCGCTACTACGCCGCCATTGACCCGTCGGACGGCATGGCCGCCGCCTACATCGCCGAGAACGTCAAGCTCAATGCGAGCGTGGTATTCATCGCCGACGAAGCGACGCAGGAAATCATGGCGCTCAACACGGTCAAGCCGGACTACCTGCCCGCGTACATGGAGATGGACGAAGGCGAGCGCCGCAGCGCCCTGCGCGGCTTCATCGAGAAGCTGCACGGCCGCAAGATTGGCGACCTCAAGGCGCTGGCCGCCAAGGGGATGCCGGTGGCCGACTTCTGGAAGCGTGACGTGGAAGCATTCGGCTTCAACCGTTCGGGGTTCTTCGGTCGTGCGCTGGGCATCATGGGCGGCGATCTGCTGAACAAGCAACCGGCAGGCACTTGGACTATCGCCAAGCTGGAAAGCGGCCGGTTCGTTGCAATGTTCGGGACTGGCGAAGGTTGGAGCTACGCCGCCGAGTCCGACACCATCGAGCAAGCGCACGCCGCCATGCTGGAAAATGCGCAGTACATCGCCGCGACCGCCCCAGCCCCGGAGCCCGAGCCTGCGGAGCTGACCGCCGAAGAAAAGCAGGCACTTTCGGAGAAGCGCGACACGATCATCGACCTCCTGGCCGACAACCCGGATCGCAGCGGCGCGGACCAGATGCGCGCTGAGCTGGAGCGCATCAACGGCATCCTGGGGCCGGTGCCTGAAAAGGCCAAGCGCGAAGCCGTCAAACGTCTGACGGCCGCCGAGGGCGACCCGGCCTACATGCAGGCAATCTATGACCTGCTGTACAAGTGGGAGTCGTCCGGGGCCGATCAGCGCCTCGACTCCAAGTTCGTCGGCCAGATGAAGCGTGACATTCGCGCGCTGGCGAAGAAGGTTCCGGCGTCGGACGAGAAGGCAGTCTTTTACATCGACAAGCTGGTGCTGGCCGTGTTCGGCGACTACGACCCGAAGGTGGCCGCCGTTGAGTTCGCACCGGCTGTCGTAATAGTGGACCCGGCCGCGAAGGAGGCCCAGGAGGCCGAGGAAGCCGCTGACGGCGATTTCCTGGCGCTGGCCGCTGGTGGTGACGTGGACTTCTACGATAAGGCCGTGACGGACCGCCTCGCAGCCCTGGCGCGCAAGTACACCGACCCGGAGGGCGCATACCTCGATCTGGTCATGCAGGCCAAGACCGCCGCGAAGAATTTCTTCGTCAACGAGTTCAAGAAAAAGGTGGCCTGATGAAGCAAGGGCAAGATGAGTTCTTCGCCGTCGTCGGCGAAGGCGCTGCCTTGTTGAAGAATCTGGACGAGCAATCGTCTGGGTTTTTTGACGACCTGAACCGCCTGCGCGAAATCCTGGCGATTCTCGGCTACGAATCGGCTACAAAGCCGCTGGCGTTCTCCCTGTCGGATAAGAAGGGTTCGCTCGAAGCGCTCAGGAACTATTTCGATGCCGGGCTGGGTGCGCTGCCGGACGAGCTGGCAATCTATGAAATGATGACGATCAGCGACTTGGGCCAGCTCGTCGGCATCGACGGCACCATGCTGCCCGAGGCCATGTGGGATCGCCAGAACGCGATCAACCTGCGCCCGGCCGACGCCGACGCCAAGCTGGCCGTGTTTGGCAAGCTGGCGGCGCGCGGCATCAAGCACGGCATCGAGCAGGAGGTGCTGGAGCAGGCCGTCAAGGACGCCGCCGAGCTGCTGGCGAAGCGCATTGATGACGACCCTGCCGTGGTGGCGGCGCGCGAGGAATACCGCATCGCCAATGAGAAATACAAGCAGTCCTGGCAGGCCATCGAAGCGCTCGGCACCATGATCCGCGACCACATGCGCGACGGGCTCGACGTGACCGAACTGAAAGCGAAGCATGACGCGCTGGCGAATGAATCCGGGGCCGAGCAGACGGCCGCGTATGAGCGTTTCAAGGCTGCGGGCGAAAAGTTCAATGCAGATCGTGCCAACGCGCACCGGGCGCTGTTCGAGGCGAACGGCGCGGCCATTATCGCCAAGGTGGCCGACGCATCACCGATCACCCAGGAGCAGGCCGACGCCTGGGCGGCCGAGCAAGTCATCGACGCCAACGCGCGCGCCAAGCTCAAGAAGCTGGGCTACAAGCCTGAGGACGTGGTGCGCGATATGGCCGAGTTCTACCGCCTGACGGGCGGCAAGGCTTCGGCTATCCGCATCGGCATCGACGGCGGCAAGCGCGCCAACGCTGTCGGGATCGGCGAGCGCCTGGGCGAGAAGGTCATCAACCTGGGATCGCGCTTCAACAAGACGGTGCTGTTCCATGAGCTTGCGCACCACCTGGAGAACGATCCGATTGCAAAGGCGGCCTCGAACGGCTTCCTGCTCAAGCGTCGGGAGGGCGATGGCGCGTACAGCCTGCGCGACCTGACCGGCAACAGGGGGTACGACGCGCGCGAAATCGCCTACAAGGATCATTTCATGGACCCTTACGTGGGCAAGATTTACCGCGACGGGATCACGGAGGTGTGGTCGATGGGCGTCCAGTACCTCGCCAACCCGAAGGATGCGGCCATTTTCGCGGCGAAAGACCCGGAAATGTTCGCCCTGATTACGGGCTACCTGACGATGCAGACCACCCCGGCGATGCACGCCAAGCTCAACATGCACAAGAGCGCCATCGGGGAAATGCAGGAGCAGCAGAAGACCCTGGAAGTCCAGTACGAGCGCGCCATGGCCTACCTAGCGGCGCGCGCTCCTGTCGCGAAAGACGACTGGTACGACTCGCTCGACAGCTATGACCCGGTGAAAGTCATGCTCACCTCCTATGTGCTGTGGAAGGCGAAAGGCGAAACGCAGTATGTCGGCGCGAATGGCAACTACCGCGTGTTCTCGGGCGTGTTCCGCAACAGCGCCACGAAGCGCAACGCCAAGGGATACGTGATCGTGGACATTACGACGGGCGGCGACCAGGGCGATGGCCGCCGCGCATTTCCCGAACACGAAACGATCCATGGCGACATGGAGAAGGTTCAGGCCGTAATTGCCTTAGCCCAGCGCGACGGCACCGGCCTGTTCCAAGCGGTATGGAACTACTTCCGGGATACCTGGGGCGGCGACAGCCGCAAGAAAAACCTGATCGAAACGGTGGGATCGGAGAACCTGCAATGACCACGATGTATCAAGCCATCACGCCCTACGGGGCGTTTCAGGCCACCTGGGGCGATGACGAGGAAAGTCGTGTCGAATACACCGGCAGCGCCGATGCAATCGCCTACTTCAAGGCGTTTCTCGACCTGAATTCCATTTCTGGCGCAGGCGGTGCGCTGCTCCAGTTCGACGCCCTGGAACCGGCCGACCTATACGGATTTTGCCAGTCCGAACAACACGGCATTAGCGTCCTGCCGACCGAGGACGACTTGATGGACGAAGCGCGAGGCAAACAAATGGAAATGACCCTGATGGACGCGGTGAGCCCGGCCGTGGCATTCGAGCTGATCGGCGAAGGTGCGCAGATTCTCAACCGCCTGGACGAGAGCGCCGATACGTTCTTCCCTGACCTCGACCGCCTGCGCGTGATCGTGCAGGAGCTGGGCGACGATGCGGACGACCCGAGCGCCGAGGCGCGCGCCTACCTGCAAGCCGTGATCGACGGCCCAGGCCTGTCCGCGCCGATGCTGGCCGACGAGCTGGGGAAAATCCACGACGCGCACGGCGGCAGCGCGGATATGCTCGCTCTGTTCAAATCGGCCGTCACCGCGTATGCGCATCACGCCATCGCGCAGGCGAACGAAGCACTCAAAGGATAAACAATGCCGGACCCAGTTCAACACGTCGAGCTTGACCCGAATGCACAGCCGGGGCCGCAGCCGGTTTCGTGGCTCGGCTTCAAGCTCATCAATCAGGCCGCAGCGGACGAAATGGGCGCAACCGTCCTGCCGTCCGATAAGTCGCTTTCCGGTCGCGTATGGCTCGCCCTGACCGATTCTGATGGCGATGCGCTGTATGTGGCCGGTATCGTGGTGGGCGTGTCGTTCACGGCCGCCGCCGTGCGCTACTCGGTCGCGTTCCCGGTCGCGCCGCAGCCGCGCGAGGGCGAAACCATGTACGCCGTCGTGGACAACATCGAGTCGGGGCTGGTGCTGGACGCCCTGCCGGACGATGAAACCGTGTTCGATGCGGTGCTGACCAAGGACGCCGCCGAGCTGCTGCCGGTGGCCGCCGTGGTGCCGGTCCCGGCCCCAGTGCTCGATTCGGCTGGCCTGCTGGCGGTCGGCCGCCTGGAGGGCGAGCTGGCCGAGCGCGTCACCGCCCTGAAAAGCGCCCTGGCTACGGAGGCCGACTCGATCTACACGCTGGGCGTGGTCCGCGAAGTGGTGAGCCTGACCCAGCAAGTGCGGGCCGGTGAGCCTGCGCCAGTGGTCGAGCTGGACCCGACGGAATGGCCGGGCTATGCCGAGGTGCTGCGCGACGAAGGCAAGGCAATCAAGTGGCAGGACCGGCTTGATTCGTTCTTCCAAGAGCGCCTTGTCGCCGTGCGCAACGCCCTGCGCGGCCTCGGCTGGACCGGCGAGCAGCGCGCCGCCCTGACCAAGAACGGCATCATCGCCCGCTTCGACTTCTGGCAGGTCGGCGCTGGCAAGAACGTCGTCGGCATGACCGTCAACGGCATCCGTGACGACCTGACCAAGAACGTGGACGAGCTGGCCGCCGCCATCGACGCCACCGCTGCCCTGCCCGAGCCCGCAGGCCCATCCGATCAATTCGGCACCTATCGCGCCTTCATCGAGAAGGAACTGGCCGAAGGCCGCACCATCCCGGCTGGCATGCTGGAAATCATCCGTATGGATACCCGCCTGAACGACGGTGAGGCCGAGCAGCTCGAAGCCCTGGCCGCAGCCCCGGCACCAACCCCGCAGGAGAAACGAAGCATGGAACAACTCATCAAGATCGCCGCCGACAGCCTCGCCCAGTTGCGCCGGATCGACGTGTACCGCGTCCTCAATTCCGCAGGCGACCAGCGCGCCGAGCTGGCGACCTACATCGCCGCTGGCCGCGCCGATCTGGTGCGCGAAGTCACCGATGTGATGGCCGAGGAATGGCCGGACCTGGGCTGGACGATGTTCGCGACACCTGCCGTAGTCGAGCGCTCGGACGGCGGCGGCGAGCTGCTGGTGCCGAACAAGGATGGAGCGCCGAAAGAGTTGGACGTTCCACCCATCCCGCCCGAGGCAAAGTCGGAGCAAGAACTGAATCCGGCCCGCGTGGGCGATATGGCGTTCCTGAACGGCGTCATTTCGCATGGTGTCGATATGTGGGATGACGGGCTGGCCGACAAGATCGAAGGCATGGCCGCAACCTATGAAGGTGACGCTGAAATCATGGAGCTGGTGGGCCGCGCGATCAACTCTTACACCGACTTCATGTTGGCAGCCGCGTAACAAATGGCTTAGGAAAAGCCCCGGTTTTCGGGGAGTGGACGGGCAGCAAACTTTCGGGTGCGCTGCCCGTTTTTCCATTCCTGAACCGGACCTTTGATGAGAATTTTTGACGACGTATCACCCGGCAATCCCCTTGCCAATCTCAAGCTCGCGCGCGAGCTGGCGCAGCTCAAGAAAGAGCGCGCCGCCATCCCGGCTGACGCCGACACGAAAGCCAAGCTGCGCCTTCTGAAAATCGGCGTGCGCGTGCGCGAAATCGTGCAGGCGCTCGGCCGCCGCCCGGCCGCTGCCGTCATCGTGCCGCCAGTTGGCGAGCCCGCAACCGTTACCGACCACTTCTACCCGGACGAAGGAAGCCGCACCAAGGGCCAGCGCCAGCGCGACAACAACGCCGCCATCGCCCTGCTCGCGAAGATCAAGGCCGGTGAGGTGGCCGTGACGGACGCCGAGCGCGCCATCCTGGCGAAGTACAGCGGCAACGGCGGCGGCCTGACGGACGCCAACGGCATGACCGGCTCGCCCTACGAGTATTACACCCCGAAGCCCATCGCCAAGGCCATGTGGACCATGCTGGAAGAACTGGGCTTCCAGGGCGGCACCGTGCTCGACCCGTCGGCGGGTTCCGGCGTGTTCACCGCAACCCGCCCGGCCAGCGCCGTGATGACGCAGGTAGAGCTGGACGAAACCAGCGGCGGCATCAATGGCGCGATCAATGACGGCCCGACCGTCAGCACCACCATTTCCCCATTCGAGGCGGTCGCGGCCGCTACGCCGGACGAAATCTATGATGCCGTCGTCACGAACGTCCCGTTCGGCGATCTGGCGATGCGCGGCGACAACCCGTTGAAAGACAAGCGCTTCCAGAAGGCGAATTTGCAGGAATACTTCATCCTGCGCTCGCTGCAAAAGCTCAAGCCGAACGGGCTCGCCGCCTTCATCGTGCCGAAGTCGATTGTCTCGGGCCTGTCGTCCAAGGAATCGAAGCTGCGCACCAGCGCCTCGCTCATGGCCGAGTTCCTGGGCGCATACCGCCTGCCGAATAGCGTGTTCACGACGGCCGCCGCCGACGTGACCACCGACCTGATCGTGTTCCGCAAGTTCTCGCGCGAGGCGGCGACGAAAATCGCCGAGGTGCAGGAGCAGAACCCGGCTCTGCTGGGCGAAGCGGGCGTGCTGTGGGATGAATTCCTGTCCGGTAAATACTTCGCTGGCGTGGGCCGCAAATACATCCTGGGCGAAGAAGGCACGACCACTGGCCGCTACGGCGAGGTGGCCGCCATCATCAACGACGACAGCATCTCCAACATCGCAAAGCTCATCAAGCGTTTCCCGGCGTCGCACATCAACTGGGAGCTGCTGAATACGGCCGAAACCGCGCCCATCACCTACGCCGACGGCGACGTGATCCATTCCAACGGGCAGACCCTGGAGTTCAAGGACGGCGCATGGGTGGCGCTGGAATCGGACGTGGCCGAGGACAAGGAAATGCAGGGCGTGGGCACGAAGGTGCAAACCCCGCTCGAATGCGTCAACAACGGCATCACCTGGGATCAAGCCGCGCGCTGGATCGACTACGAGAACATGAGGGGCCGCCACATGGGCACGCCCCATTGGCTCCTGGCCGTGCGCAACTCGCTCGACCACCTGGGCGAAGGCGAGCGCCAGAGCTGGTGGGAGGCGATCAGCGCCGGGCTGGCCGTCATGGGGCTCATGCAGGAGTCGAGCAGCGTCGAGCCGTACAACTACAAGGAAGGCTACCCGGCCCTGTCGGCCCAGCTCGCGCGCGTCCAGTCCTACGGCAACAAGTCGTTCGGCCGCGCCGCCAAGGTCGTCAAGGACGGGCTGCTGTCGATCCGCAATGCCCGCGTGAAGGGCCAATTTACCCCGTTCTGGCTGGGCGAAATCCTGGCAACGACCGAGGCCGCGGTGCTCACGCCATCCCAGCTTTACGAGAAGGTCAAGTACGAAGCCGAGGACGAATCGGGCTATGTGCCGGTCGAGAAGATGGCGCAGGCATTCTCGGGCTTCGATCCGCTGGCGGATGAGGACTGGTGCATTTCGGCCGACGGCAAATCCGTCATCCACGCCAACGACTACTACACCGGCAGCTATGCCGACTTCCTGGCGAGTGCGGCCGCCGAGCTGGAGGCCTGCGACGATCCGGCAATCCGCATGAAGCTGGCGCGCCAGCACGAAGCGGCGAAGACCCGCCTGGGCACCGTGGACGTGTCGCGCATGACGTTCTCGCTGTTCACGCCCCACGTCACGATGCTGCAAAAGCTGGAGTTCCTGCGCGCCTACGTGAGCCCGGACATCTTCCTGACCACCGACGCGCTCGGCCGCGACCAGTTCGACATCAAGCAGCCGTCGCTGTCGAAGTGGGCCACGCCCGAGCAGGCGGCCGCGCACAAGTCGATGCAGCGTTTCGTCAAAGGCTATCTGAAAAACCAGAACATCACGACCCAAAGCAAGGCCGTAGATGTGGAGTCGGACCCGGAGAAAGAGGCGGCGCTGGTCCGTCGCATCAAGGAAATCGCCGACGGCGCGAAGGCACAGTTCGACGCCTGGGCGCGCGCCAACGACGAAGTGCAGGCCGGGTTGAATGCCCGCCTCAACTCTCCCGAGGCGCTGCGCTTCATCCAAGAGCCGGACACCTCGCCCCTGGAAATCCCGAACCTGAACGTGCAGGACTTCCGGCCGCACGGCTACCAATACGGGGCAGTGCGTCGCTTTTCGCGCAACTTCGGCGGCGTCCTGGGCTTCGACGTGGGCCTGGGCAAGACCCTGACTGCGCTCGCAACCGTCCAGTATTGCCAGAGCATCGGCGTCAAGCGCAAGACCATTTTCGTGGTGCCGAATGCGACCCTGACCAACTGGAAGAAGGAAAGCGGCAAGGCCTATCTCGACACCTCCGATTGCCTGTATGTCGGTCTGGTGCAGGGCAAGAGCGGCAAGGACAAGATCGACAATGCCCAGGTGAAGCTGGACCTGAACACGATCCGCGAAAACCGCCACTCGAAAATCTTCATGACGCTCGAAGCGTTCAAGATGATCCCGCTGCGCGACGAAACGATGGCCGCCTACGTGCAATACCTGACGGAGAACGACGACGCCTATCTGCTGGCCGAAGAAGACGCCAGCAAGAAGAAGGCCAACATCGCAGCCGACAGCAAGAGCAAGGCCGTCAAGGATACCGGCGAGAAGTCCGGCGCACTGCCCTACTTCGAGGATATGGGCGTCGATTCCCTGGTGCTGGACGAGGCGCACAACTACAAGAACAGCAAGATGACCAGCTCCCAGTTCAAGGGCGCGAAGTATCTGGCCGACCCGAGCAAGTCGCAGCGCGGCATGGATATGCAGGCAAAGGCCTGGTTCCTGCGCGGCCTGTCGCCCCGCAACGACGGCGTGCTGTCCCTGACCGCAACCCCGGTGACGAATTCGCCGCTGGAGGTCTATGCGATGCTGACCCTGGCGCTGGGTGAGCGCGAAGTCAATTCGATGTACGGCGTGACCGGCGCGGACTCGTTCATGGCGGCCGCATGCGAGATTGACGAGCGCGAAGAAGAAAACATCGTGGGTATCATGCGCCCGGTGCGCGTGTTCGGCGGCCTGCAAAACGCGGGCCTGCTGCGCCGCCTGCTGCAAACCGCTGCCGTCATCAAGACCGCCGAGGACGTGAAGGCCGACGGCCTGAACATCAGCGTGCCGGACGCCGACGAAGTTGCCGTGTCGGTCGATATCGGCGGCGACGCCATGAGCACGATCATCGGCTACAAAGATGAGTACATCGAGGCAGTCGAGGCCGTCAAGGCTGGTGGCGCGTCGCCCGAGGAAAAGCTGGCCGCCAGTCCGTTCAACCTGATCCGCAAGATGACGAAGGTCATCAACGACCGCGAGCTGGACACCGGCATTTTCAGCTTCAAGCATGGCGCGGCGCAGAGCGAGGCGGCCGCCAAGGCAGTTGCGGCCTTCAACAAGAAAAACGTCGTGGAAGAACGCGACTACGTGGACGAGAACGCCGACCCGGCCGACGTGAAAACCCGCGTCGTGAAGGACATGGAAACCGGCGAATCGGTGACGAAGTTCCTCATCACCGTGCGCGCCCGCGCGGCGGCGAGCGGCAACGCGGTCGAGCTGCTGTCAACTGACTTTGAAACCCAGGACGTGCTGCTCAAGCTGCTGGCCGCCAACGGCATCGAGCCATCGGTGAAGATCAGCCCGAAGCTGGCCGCGATGATCGAGAACGTGCGCAATGAGGCGGCGACCCCGCGCCACATGGGACAGGCCAAGCAGATCATTTTCTGCGACGAGCTGAGCCTGCACCACAAGATCAAGCTGGCGCTGACGCAGGCCGTCGGCATCCCGGCATCGAAAATCAAGATCGTCAACGCGGTGAGCGTGGACACGGCCGGTATGCAGGACGTGCAGGACGGGTTCAACGCCGATGGCGAGGACAACAAGTACACCATCGTCATCGCCAACAAGAAGGCCGAGGTGGGCATCAACCTGCAAAAAGGCTGTCAGGCGATCCATCACCTGACTATCGGATGGACGCCGGACTCGATCCACCAGCGCAACGGCCGTGGCGTGCGCCAGGGCAACCCGGTGAGCAAAGTCAGTGTGTACCACTACGACGCCGACGGCACTTTCGACGGCTACAAGCGCAAGCTGGTGGGCATCAAGGCCGATTGGATCGGCGCGCTGATGTCCGGCGACTCGGCTTCGATCAAGATCGAGGGCGATATGTCGAAAGAGGACTACGAAATGCTGGCGAACGCCGTGGGCGACGCGGGCGCGATGGGCCGCATCAGCGAGGAAATCGAAAAGCGCCAGAAGCGCCAGAAGATCGCCGCCGTCAAGGTGGCCCAGTTGCAAAGCCTACGCATCATCGAAGCGCAGTCGAAGTGGCTGGCGAGCTTCGGCGAGGCCTCGGGCGCGCGGCCGCTGACGGGCTTCTCGGCGTGGTGCAAGGGCAAGATGGTGGCAGCGACGCAGACCACTGCCGCGATCCGCAAGGTGCAAGAGCGCCTGGACGAAACCGAAGGCCCGATTCTGTCGGCGCGCCTGCGCAAGCAGATCGAGGAACTGACCGCCAAGCGCGCGGGCCAGCTCGCCATCCTGGGCGGCCTGCCAACCGATTCGAGTGGCATGCCGATTGCGCCGTCCGAATACACCCAGCTCAACGACGCCATCAAGGCGACGGAGGCCTATGCGAACTGGCAGAAAGACCTGTCCATCGTCACCCGCATGCGTGACGAAGCCGCAGTCAGCTTCAACATGCGCGCCACCGAGGGCTACAGCAAGGACGATCTGGCCGCATTCCAAGCCGGTGAGGCCGAAATCGTGACGGGCTCGCTCGCCACCGTGGGCAGCTTCGTGGAGTTCGGCGACAAGCTGCTGGTCGTGATGAAGCCGCGCGCCGGGGTTGCCCTGGTGGGCTTCAATCCTGCGGACCAGAGCACGACCGAGCTGCTGCGCATGACCGGCGCGAAATTCGTCGCCCGCAGCTCCGACGAGTGGAAGGCGACCGTGCAGCGCGCGGTTGATCTGGACAAGGCGCGTATCGCCACCGGCCAGGGCTTCCAGGCCAACGACCTGTCGCTGTATTCGTCCCTGGTCGCCGACGTGCGCGACGCCCTGGACGTGGCGATTCCTTCGCAAAGCCTGAACGCCGACACGTTCCAGTTCAAGGAGCCATATTTCCCGTTCGCGCTGGAGCAAGGCGCAAAGGGCGGCGCGCTGGTGGCGAAGATCATGGCCGAGCATGCGCCGCTGATTCAGTCCTACGGCCGCTACAAGCAAGTGGTGCTGACGGACCTGCGCAACCTGGGCAGCGGCGGCTATGCGGCCGAGGAAGGCAAGATCAAGGCGCTGGCCGTGTACGCCATCGGCCACAAGCTGCGCGCCACTGAGGCCGATCTGATGGCCGTGAGCGGCACTAGCATGAGCCGGGCACTCACCATCCTGGGCACCCTGAGCGAGTTCACCAATGCCCTGCCGGGCGGCGTGGCGAGCGCCAAGACGCACGACGAGCTGGACGCCTGGGCTCTCAACTTCCTGCGCACCCAGCAGCAGGCGGTTGACGTGGAATCGCTGGAAAGCGCACTGGGCTACCAGTATCCCGCCTACGTGAAGCGCCGCAACACGATTGACGACGGCATCGAGCGCTGGCACCTGTTCCCGGCAGACACCAAGTACGCGATTCAGACGGTGGCCTCGACCGCACTGGCCGAGGCCGTCCAGAAAGGCCTGCTGTCCGACGAAATCGCCGCCGCATCGGGCGAATACTCGCTCCCGTATGGCTTCATGGCCGACCACGGCCGCAAGCTGGTCGAGGTGCTGTTCGCCGAAGTGGGCGAATATGTCGAGCTGAAAGTTGGCGCGGCCGAGGCGCGTGCCCTGCAAAGCCTGCCAGCGTCGGCGCGCATGCACGTCAAAACCTGGACGGTGGCGCAACAGATCACGGAATACTTCGCTTCCGCGAGCTGGTACAACCTGCGCAAGCTGGGCAAGGCGCACAAGGCCATGCACTCGCTCGACGTGGCAGGCGTGGACGCTGACGGCATGCTCAAGGCGCTGCGCAAGCTGCCGGGTGTCGTGTCGGCCGTCGTGGGCACCGCCGACGAAATGAAAGCGGCAGACCGCTACTCGTCGAGTTACTTTTACGCGGCCAACGGGTACATTCTGCTGAAAACGACCAAGGGCACGCCAACACACGAAAAGATCGCCACCGCTGGCGCGGCCGGGCTGCAAGGCCGCACGTTCGACAACTCGGCCAAGGCATTCCGGGTGACGATCAAGGACGGCGAGAAATTCAGCGACGGCAAGCCAGTCGCGTCGGTCGCCAGCCTGTTTGCACACTTGGGCCTGAACATCGGCGACTACCTGCTGTAAACTCTAACCCGCCGCCCCATCACCGGGGTGGCGTCACCGAAAGAACGATATGAGCGAACCGGATTTCAAGATGGACCCCGACTACCTGCGCGGGAAGCTGGTCGAGCTGGGCGCGCAAGTGGGCGGCAAGCCCCTGCTGCCCATCTTCATCGAGCAGACCCGCAAGGTGCTGGCGAAAGACCCGAAGAACTACCTGCGCTACGGCCCCTACTGGTGGGCCATGAAGCGCATCCTGCGCGCAGGCGGCGTGGCCGTGGGCACCTACGATGAGCCGGTATGGGCCGACGAATACGCGGTAAAGGACGGCGACGCGGTGAGCCCGGAACTGACTTTGCTGGCGGGCTGGGATTTCGGCGACGACCAGATAGGCAGCGTCGGCGTGCTGACCAACGAATACGACCTGGGCGGCCGCACGTTCGTGCTGTATGACCCGGATCAGGCTTCGCGCTGACCAGCGCCAGCCCGCAGGACCGAGCCCGGCACGACCGGGCTTTTTTACGCCTGATGAAAAAAGCGGTTGACGATGCGGATTATGAGCGCATACAATCTGTTTCATTGATGCGGCGCACGGTGCGCGGCGAACGACGGAGAATTCAAATGTCGAAGAAGGCAAAGAACAAATTCAGCTTTACTACCGCCGAGGGCAAAGTGGAAACCCGTAGCAGCGACCGCACCTACACCCACGTCGTTGTCATGCGTACCAATGTTGCCGCCCTCCGCGTGGAAGCGGTGTCGGCAGAGAATCGCAAGCAGGACCGCAAGAACTTCGCGTTCTTCGCTGCGATGGCGTCGGGCGAGGTGGGCAAGATTCCTGCGGTTCCTGGTGGCTGGAACTGGCCGCTCAAGCAGGAGGACAAGGACAAGTACGCGGCACAAGTCGCTCCGTACCGTGACGCCGAGGATTACGCCGACAAGCGCGCGGCTGCCCGCCTTGAGCACATCAACAAGCAGTACGGCGCTGCCGATATCGGCCCTGAATATGTCGCCCAGTGGTCTATGTCCGAAACGAACGCACGCAAGGGTGTTAAATCGTCGCAGTGGATTGCCAGCGCCCGAGTTGTCGCCCTGGCCTGCCCTGCGCCTGCTGCCGACAACCTGAGCGGCTGGGTGCCGGAAGATGACCCGGATGCCTGGAAGGCGCGCGACGACTCCCTGATCGCTGCCGCTGCCGCGAAGCGCAAAGCCTAATAACCCGCGCCCGAAAGGGCGCACTACTGGAGATAGAGAAAATGAGCACGGCCGAGCAAAAGCTGAATTACAACCCGAGTGACCCTGACAAGATGGACTTGCCGGTCGGCCTGACCTGCGGCGACTGTGCGCATATCAGGCGCTGCAAGGCGATGTTCGGCCACGTCGAAAGCGACACCTCCTGCGACTGGTCGCCTTCGCGCTTCGTGGTTAAGACCGCCTAACACCAGCCCGCGCCCGCTACGATGGGCACATAAAAAGCCCGCCGCGTGCGGGCTTTCTTCATTGGGGAAAACCAGCGCCGGACCACCCTCCCCCGCACGCAACAATGCAGGCTGACACATCACCGTGAAAAGCCATGCAAGAACTCTCCCTAACGTCCAAAGCGCGCTCCTTCCTGGGCAAGCTGTTCGGCCCGAAGAACGTCGAGAACAGCGCCATCGGCCAAGCCGAGGAAATGGACGCGATGACGGACGGGCTTTCAATCTCGACCCTCCTGGGCACGTCCAAGCGCACCGCGCGCAACCGGCAGCAGCTTTTCATGAAGTGGCTGGATATGACCGGCGACCCGATCATCACGACCGCCCTGCGCCTGCACGTCACGGCCGCGCTGGGCGGGCATGAGACATCAGGCGATGTGGTTTTCCTCGAAGACAACCCGGCGCTCAAGGGCGACAAGGCGGCCGCCAAAATCGTGGAGGAACTGCGCACCGACCTCAACGGCATTTTCAACCGGATCGCCTACACCGTGGCCTACAACGGCGCGGCCTATGGCGATGGCTATGGGCGCGTGTACAGCGACGGCAAGAACGGCGTGGTGGACGTGTACGTGGACGAAATCGTGCATCCGTCGATGGTGACGGCCTACGAGCGCGGCAACGCCACGGTGGGCTTTGTCGTGGCGTCCGGCCAGAAGTTCAGCGAGCGCCTGGACCTGTCGCAGATGGCGCGCATGAAGATGCCGCGCACGGTCTACATTCCTCAGGTCCGGGCAATGGAAAAGGCGATCCGGCTGGCGCTGCGCGAGGACGACATCAACGCCCTGCCGATCCTGCCGTCCCTGTTCGGCGGCTCGTTCCTCGACGTGGCCGAACAGCCCTATGAATCGCTCTCGACCGCCCTGGCCGGTCTGGTGGGCCAGCGCGTGCTGGACTCGATTGATGAGTCCATGCTGACCCTCAACATGGACGGGATGACCAAGGAGCAGCAGCGAGAGTACAAGTCGAATCTGGTCAAAATTCTGACGGCCTCGAAGAAGCGCGCCGAGGATGCCGTCAAGACCGGCAAGCCGGTTCTGTCGCGCATCTACAACCTGATCCCGGTATGGGGCGAAAAGCAGCTCACCGCCCTGACCGGCAGTATTGCGGGCGGCGGCGGGCGCGGCCAGTCCGGCACGATCAGCATTGAGGACGTGCTGTTCCACGCAAAGCTACTTGCCGGAGCGATTGGCATCGACCTGTCCATGTTGGGCTTTGCCGAGCTGCTGACGGGCGGCCTGGGCGATGGCGGGTTCTTCCGCACGTCGGCGCAGGCGGCTGAGAAGTCGCGCCTGCTGCGCGTGGGCATGGCCGAGTTCTTCAACCACATCATCGACATTCACACCTTCCACAAGTATGGCGTGGTGTACAAGGCCAGCGAGCGGCCGTGGGTCGTGAACTTCTACGGCTCGATCAGCGCCCTGGAAACGGAAAAGCAGCACACCAAGACCGAGGCCATGAATACCGGCGCGATCCTGGCGCAAACCCTGGCGCAACTGCGCGACCTGCGCCTGGATGACGCGGCGCTCAAGGAAGTGCTGACGAAGATCATGCTGCTGGACGAGGATCAGGCCGACTTGATCGTCAAGGGCATGGCGAAGCCGCCGCCAGAGGACGGTGGCGGCGGCGGGTTCGGCGGTGACGGGTTCGATGGGGGCGGCGGCTTCGGCAGTGGCCCGAAACCGCCAGTGCCGGGCGTGAAGGATGACGAAGAATGAGCCTGTTCGACCAGATCGCCAACAAGGTGTCGGCGGGCATGGCGTCCCGCGTTCCGTCGCTGGGCTCGATCAGTAGCGGCATCAGCGGCGCACTGGTGGGCAAGTTCGTGCCGAAGAAGCTGCAAGGCAGTGTCAACCGCGCGCTGCGCGGCGACATTGGCGGGGCCATCGCTGACGGCCTGGGCAATGCCGTAGCGGGCGCAGCAGCGAATAAGCTGGGCAAGCTGCAACTGCTGGGCGGCATTTCGCTCAGCGAGGCCGAGCGGATCGCCGCCGAGGTGCAATCGACCAACTACGCCAAGAAAAACCTGTGGTATCTGCAAATCGGGGAGTGGGAGACAGAGAGCGGCTACGAGGACATCGGGCACGCCTTCAATATGTTCGCCACCGATGTGTCCTACTCGTCCCGCTCGATCACCAGCGAGGGCAAGCCTATCGGCATGGGCGCGATGGATGCCATTTCCGGTGCCGAGCGCGCCGAGCTGCGCATCACGACCTACGATGACGCGCGCGGCACGATCCGAGGCTGGTTCACGTCCAAGCTCGCCAAGGTCGCGCACGATGACGGGACGGTGGGCCTGCCGATTGAATACCTCATCAAGATTCTTGTCGGCCAGTCGGCAACGGACGAGCTGGGCGGCACCCTATTCGGCCAGTTCACGGAAACCTACCTCCTGCGCCCGACATCAATCGAGCATGAGCTGTCTCGCACCGAGGACGGGCTACAGCAAATCCAGATGACGTTTTCCCAGTTTGACACCTTCATGTACAAGGGCACCTAATGGCACTCAATTCCGACCGCGACGGGTTCCTGCTGCCGGACCGCAGCCTGCGCGCCGACGACCTCGCGCAAGGCATCGGCGGCATCAAGCGTAATACCGACGCCATCCTGACGCTGCTGCGCGGCCGCACGCGCCACTTGGAGCGCACCCGCGTCGCGAACCCGAACAGCCGCCCGCGCGGCCCTGGTAGCCCGCCTGGGCCTGCGCCAGCACCAGCGGCGCGCCAGAGCCGCGACCGCGCCTCTATTCCTGTCCCTGTGGGCGGCGGGTCGGCTGGCGGCCCACGCCCGCGTGACGGCCGTGGGCGGTTCGTGCGCGACCCTGGCGCAGAGGTGGCCGGTGAGGTGCGCCAGTTGACGCGCCAGCAGGCGCAGCAGAACGCCGAGCGCGAGCGCGCCGAGGAATCGCGCCGCACCCGCGAAGGCACGGACCAGACGCGCGACTCGCGCGGCCGCTTTGGCGCTGGTGGCGGGTCGGACGGTGGCGCAGCCGGTTCCGACGACGACAAGGGGCTGCTCGGCCGGATGAGGGAGTTCTTCAAGGATCACAGCGGCGGCCCGGCGCTCGATGGCGCAGACAAGGTGGACCCGGCCGTGGAGTCGGCCAAAGAGGTGGCGGGCTTGATGTCCGGCGCTGTCGGCGCGGTCAAGGCTACTGGCGAGCTGGGGCGCGCTGTCGTTGGCCGGGGATTCGGCGGCCGCAGCGGCGACCGCGAAACGCCCTGGTTCAAGCGCCTGCTGCAACAGCTCAAGCTAATGCGCCGGGATGATGCGCAATTCCATCGAGCCGAGCTGCGCGCGCTGAACGAGCCGCGAGCGGCTGGCGGCGGCAGCATTATCACCGACTTGCTCAAGCTGGTCTTTAGCCCGCTAGGGGCGGCTATCGTCGCAGCGCTGGCGGGGGTCTGGATGGGATTCGGTGACAAAATCACCGGAGCGTGGAGCGGCTTCATCGGCAGCATGAAAGCAAAGTGGGATACGGCAGTAGAGAAATTCCTGGGCATTTGGGAGCCTATTGCCAAATTCTTCGCCGACAAGTTCGGAATCGTTGCCAGCACGGTCGCAGCGGTAGGCAACAGGGCGAACGAAGCGGTCAAGCAGGCGACCGGTGTGGACGTGAAGAATGCAGCCTCGCGCGCTGCCGACGTGGCCGCGTCCAAGGCCGGTTCCCTGGCCGAGCGCTTCAACAAGGGATACCGGCACAAGGCCATGTTCGACGGCATCAAAGGCGGCGACGATCTGACCAAGTACGGCCGCTACACCGATGCCGAGGCTGCGAAAATCCGCCAGCTAAAGTCGAGCGGAGCGAACACCAGCGCCCGCCTGCCGGGCGGCATGAGCAAGCAGACGCGCGACAAGATCATCGCGCAGTCCAGGGCGGCCGGGGTGGACCCGGAAACCATGCTCAAGTTCGCGGCGATGGAGTCGGGCGGAAACCCGAATGCGGTATCACCCACTGGCGCTATCGGCACCTTCCAGATCGTTGGCGGCACCGCGTCCGGGCTGGGCGTGGCCGACCGCTTCAACGAGGACCAGAACATCGCGGGCGGCGTCAAGCTGGCCCAGGCCAACGCCAAGTACCTGACCAAGCACAAGCTGCCAGTGACGGCCGAAAACCTCTACATGATGCACATGCTCGGGCCGCAGGCAGCACGCGAGGTCATCGTGGGTGCGCGCCAGGGCAAGCAGGTAAGCGAGCTGTCGCAGGGCACGCGCGACGCGATAGCGAAGAACCACGGCAGGGGCGCGAAAACGGCGGCAGAGTTCATCGGCATCAACAAGGGCGCGATGGAGCAGCGCTACGGTGCCGTGGTGCCAGCAGGCGCGGAAACGCAAATCGCGGCAGGCAAGGCAGGCGGCAATCAGGCCGCTGCGATGCGCGCGGCCAGCGCGCCGGGCAGCGCATCGCCGTCGATGATGCCGACGATGGCAGGGACGGTTCCGGCCGTTGGCGTGCTGTCCGGCTCGCCGCGCATCGCGACGGTGACAGTCCCAGCGCAAACGCCCCCAGCGCCGCCGCCGCGCGCCGACACGCAGATTCCACTGGGAAGCAAAGCGCCGGTCGAGGTCACGGTGCGCAACGGCAGCAAACTGGCCGGGCAGGACGTAAAGGACCGGCGACTGGCGCACATCGCCACCGGGGGAATGTCGGGTTGACGGGCAGCGGCCGCGATGCGTGTAGAATCTCGAAAATAATTCACGGAGGAAATATGCTCAAGCAAATTGTCGTGGCGGCCGCCCTGCTCGCCAGCGCCGCGCCAGCGCTGGCCGACTCATGGAACAGCAACAAGAACGTCGAGCGGGCGATGAGTGCCGCCCTGGCGACCTATCGCGAAGCCGGAATAGGTGGGGCGGTGGACGAGTCGCAAAACTGCTATGCGGGCCTGGACACCAGCCTGCGCAACAAGAATGCCGGGCGTGACGTGGAGTATTGCATCGCCTACGAGTTCGCGGCGTCGGAAATCGACCGGCAGATGGTCGCGGCGATGCAGTTCCCGCCGACCGAAAGCCTGGAGCTAGGCATCGTCATGTTGCGCGCCACGGCCGCGCTAGAAAAGGCAGGCGTAGCGCGCCAGCGAAGTGACTTCGAGGCGTATCTGATCCCGCGCTACAAGAAAATAAAGGACGAGCTGCCCGCGAAAATGTAGCCGCCCGAACCCCGGCAAGCCCGTGCGATCGCGCGGGTTTTTTTTCGCCTGAGCGGTTAGGAAAACCGCGAGAAATGCCCCTGTTGTGGTGCCGCAAAGTGTGATCTTCAACAATCCATTTTGACGGGTGACACATGACTACTTCGACGGGCGCATATCTGGCGGCCTCCTACGGACAGGTGAAGGCGATGGGCGACAAGTCCGTTTCGTCCGATGCCATGTTCGTCATCGCAGGCTTCGAGCACCTGCGCCTGCTGTGCAAGCAATTCCCCTGGCCTACCCTCTCGCCGGGCGGTGAAATCGCCATCGCTACCCCGATGGGCGGCGAGGCGTGGCAACCACAGCAGCTCAAGGTGAACCAGCAGGGCCAAGTCACGTTCTACGAAACCGTGCGCGGCGACGTGGAGCAGTTCATCGAGCAGATCACCGCGCAGGGCACCAAGTTCAACGCCGAAGTCTATGAGGGCACGATGGAGCGCCACCATCGCGGCGCGCGCATTGTCGATTGCTTCCTCCAGCTCGACAACCCGGATCGCGACTGGGAGAACCGTTCGACGGCCACCACCGTGTCCGGCACGCTGTTCTTCCACTATTTCGGCGAAAAAATTCCCGGCAACATCTAAGGGCTGAATCGTGACTCTTGGAGAGCTGGCCCTGTCGGTCAACTGGACGTTCGGCCTCATCATTGATGGGGACGAGGTAATCAAGCAGGCATGCGCGGCCGCACGCCAGTACCTCGCATGGGGTGAAATCGCCAGCATTGGCGCTGATGGCGCTCCTGCGGTCCTGGCCGACGTTGACGCGCATTGCGTCATCACCCCGAGCGAATGGGGGCTCATCAAGCCCCTGGCGGCCCTGTACGTCGAGCGCGAGAATGCCCGCGCCTTGGAGGCCTCGCGCGGCCAGGGTGTCGATGTGTACGGCCGCTCGGTATCGGAAATCGAGCAGTCCATCACGCAGTACGAAGTGATGGACCTGCCTCGGCTGGCATTTAGCTGCGCACCGGAGTCGATCTGATGGCGGGCGGGCTCATCAACTTCGAGATTTCGCAGTTCCCCGGCGAGGTGCGCGAGATGGCGAATGGCAACGAGCGTGACCTTGCTTCGTGCGCTGGTCACGATTTCCGCGCCCTCAACCAGTTCATCTACAACTCGCATTTCGCCTGCACCCGCTGCCAGGGCGTCGTTGACTACCTGACGGCCCTGCGCTTCGGCGCGCAGATGACCGCGCCCTACTACGAGCGCATCGCCCAGGCGGCCGCATGATCGCGATAGAGGGAATCTCGCCCGCGTTCCTGCTGGCGGCCTGCCTGCGCTATGACATGGCACCGATCCCGGTGACGTTCGAGGCACAGATTCGCCTGACCAGTGAAACGGCCCAGGTCGTGCAGGACGGCGCGCTGATCCGCGTAAATGAGATCCCGTTTCGGGTCATCAAGTGCGAGCCGCTGCGCAATGCGGGCGGCAGCGTGCAGGGAGACTTGCCGCTGTCGGCCGTGGCGATCACGGCGTTCCCTGATGCCCTGGTGGGCGTGGCGCGCAGGCGTCGCGCGGCCGTCATCGGCATGAGCACGTCTTTCTCGACCATCTACCGGGCTTGCGGCGCAACCATCGGCGTTGACGGGGATATGAACATCGGCCGGTTCGCGTGCTTCAAGGGCGAAGTGCCCACGATGCAGCTCGCGCGGGTGCTGCAAGAGGAATCCGCGGTGCTGGTCTGGAAGGCTGGCCGGGTCGCCCTGGTGCGCCTGCGCGACCTCATGGCGCAGGAGCCGATTGCCGGGCTGACGGTGACGGCATCGGAAGACGTGCAAAGCGACTTTCTCGAAGCCGACGAAATCCCGCAGTACGTGTCCACCGGCCCGGACGGTGCATTCCTGCTCGGCGAGCGCCGCAACGAGGCCCAGGCGGTCATGTACGCGCCACGAAAGACCTCGCGCGAGCTGGGCCTGATGGGGCGAGTGCTGGTGCGCCGCAAGATCGTCACCGGACACCCGAACCTCGAAGTGCAGGCCGGGGCCGTGATCGACGTTCAGGGCATTCCCATGGCCGTCATGACGGCCGTTCACTACATGCAAAACGGGACCGACGGCGGCGACGTGTCCCAGTATTCGCGCTACTGGCTAGGGAGCTTTAAATGATCGGACTGATGCCCGCCGAGGTCGATTCCATCGACCGTGAGAAGCGCATCGCTCGGGTGCGCATACCGGGCCTGACCGACGGCGCAACGGAGCTGCCCGAGGCGCAGTTCTGCAACCCAGTCGGCGACAAGAGCGAGCACACGGAAATTCGCATCTTGCCGGGCGACCGCGTATGGCTCGCGTTCGAGGGCGGCGACCCGCGCTATCCCGTCATCGTCGGCTACCGCCCGAAGAATCAGGAAAACGGCGTCGATTGGCGGCGCTTCCATCACGCAAACTTCCAGTTCGATGCCGATGACCAATTCATCATCAATGCGAAAACCGTCACGGTCAACGCGGAGAAGGTCGTCGTCAATGCCAAGCAGATCGAGGCCAACGCGAGCGAAAAGGCGACTGTCGTATCCCCGGAGGTGCTGATTGACTCGCCCGATTCCAAGTTCACTGGGAAGGTGGAGGTGGCCGGGGCTTTCACCTACAAGGCGGGCATGACGGGCACAGGCGGCGCGGACATTGGCGGGTCCATGAAGAACAACGGCGTGAACATCGGCAGCACGCACACGCACGGCGGTGTCGCCACCGGCAGCGGCAAGACCGGCAACCCATCATAAATACAGGCACATGAAAACACTGATTTTCGATTTCTTCAAAGCGTCCGACAAGGACAAGTCCATCGCCAAGGCGAAGCGCTATTTCGAGCAGGCCGGGGCAAGCGTCACATCGGTTGACGTGGACGCCAAGGTCAAGCGCGTGGCAGGCGTGTCGTTCCGCGACGTGCATTTCGGCTTCGCGGACAGCCAAACCATCAGCTTCGGCGTCAAGGAAACCGGCGACGTGTATCAGGTCAAGGTCAATGGCCGCCTGACGCCACTCAAGCATCAGGACGACCACCTCAAGGCTATCGGCGAGCTGGTCGCGGCGATGGCAAAGGGCCGCGTCAAGTTCCAGTTGGCGCTGGCAAAGGTCAAGGTCGAGCTGCCCAAGTCGATCCGCACCGCCGCGCCAAAGATGGAAGTGGCGCTGCGCGAGCAAATCGCGGCCGTCGATGAGGCTATCGGCGTGGCCCAAGAACGCCTTGCTGCGCTCCAGCCGACCAGTTAGGAAAACTCGCGACGGCCGCCCCTTGCGGCCGCTTGAAAATGAAGTCTCTGCATGTGCGGGGTTCCGCGCATCGGTTTTTGTAGTGAATCACATTCCAATTTCTTTATAGGGCAACACCATGAGCGGAACTACCCCGAAGTACACCCCGCAGGATGCGAGCGAGCTGCAATCGTTCGTCGCCAGCGCAACCCAAAACGACGGCAAGTCGGGCGCGATGTTCGACTCGGCCGCCGCCAGCGAAACCGCATTCGACTCGATCAAGAGCGAATCGGGCGGCGCACCGGCCATCGTTACCGAGCTGCTGGGCAAGGCCACCAGCGACGATGAAAAGAAAATCGTCAAGGCCATCTTCGACGGCGCGCAGGCATACAACCGCGAACACGGCTTCATGCCGAGCGGCGACGTGCTGCTGTCGGCCGTGCATCAGGCCATGGGCGTCTACGACTCGGTGAACAACGGCCACCACAACCAGATTTCGGTATTCCCGAACGCGCCAATCGTCGCCATCATGGGCGCGATGGCCGAAGCGACCCCGTTTGCTGGCTACCTGCCAGCCGACAAGGGCTCGAACGAAGCACGCCTCATCATCGTGAACCACACCGCTGGCTCGAACTGGGGCGACTACAAGACCGACGACATCATGGACGGCGTGGCCGCTGGTGGCGACTACATCAGCTCGTCGCGCACCAAAGAGCTGGCCGCACCGAACGACACCGCGAACTACAAGTTCAACTTCGTCGCCAACAAGGACGGCGGCCCTGCCTTGAACCTGCTGCGCGGCCGTACCCTGGTCTACGTCAACGGCCTGCCAGCCATCACCGAAACCCCGAACGGTTCGAGCGGCGCGGCCAGCGTGCCGATCAGCGGCTTCATCACCCTGGGCGGCACCGAATACGCGCTGTCGGGCGTCGTCAAGCCTGCGAGCGGCGAAGTGATCGTCACCCCAACCCCCGCCCTGCCGGTCGGCTCCGTCGTGGCGGTCGAAGTGTTCGTCGATTACGAAAAAGACCCGAGCGTCACCCCGCGCATGGCCGTCCAGGCGCGCAGCTACGCCCTGTTCGCCAGCCCGTACCGCGCCGTGTACCAGATCACGCCGGAAGCGCGCTCGCAGTTCGCCAACGAAGTCGGCGTCGATGCTGGTGCCGAAGCGATGCTGGCCGTGCGCGGCCAGTACGCCCTGGAGCGCCACTACAACGCGATCCGCAAGGCCAAGATGATCGGCAAGTACGGCAACAGCGTGCCTTTCGACTTCGGCTACGCGGACCAGATTCTGCAAAAGACCATCCCGCAAATCTGGCAGAACTTCCAGTCGGTCCTGGGCGCCGTTTCGCAGCAGATGTCGGAAGACACCGCCGACCACGGCGTCACGCACCTGTACGTGACCAAGACCGTGCTGGCGATGTTCCAGTCGCTGCCGCGCGAGCTGTGGGAGCCGTCGGGCATCGTCGCCCGTCCTGGCATCTACCGCGCCGGTCGCCTGTTCGGCATGTACGAGGTGTACTACACCCCGAAAGGCCTGAACGAATCGGCTGGCGGCGAGACTGCCGAAATCCTGTGCGTCGGCCGCTCGACCCAAACCGCGCGCTGCCCGATCATCTTCGGCGACGCATCGGCACCTGTGTTCGAGGCGCTGGGCCTGGGCACCGACCAGCTCTCGGGCTATGCCTTCAATGCGCGTTCGTTCACCACCGCGAACCCGCACCTGATGTCGGCCAAGGGCTGCGCGCTCATCACCGTGTCGAACCTCAAGTAATTCGGCCTCGATAACATAACCAAGGACGGCAACAATGGCTAAAAAAGCCCCTGTTGCCGGTTCCACTCAGGAACCGGCAGTATCCGGCACCGCGCCCGTCGCGCTGTCGAAACCAGAAGCACCAGCCGATTCGACTGTCGCCGCCGCATCGGCTGCGCCTGTCGCGGAGCCAGAAGCCCCGGCAGCACCGGCCGCCCCGGCAGCGGTGGAAGTCGTCGCCGAACAATTCCCGCGCGAAGTCACCATCATCAACGACACGCCGCTGAAATTCATCGTCGCTGCGGCCCTCATCGGCCCTGGCGATGCCGTTCCGGCTGTGGTGCGCAATCAGGACGAGATCACCCGCATCCAGACCGACTGCAAGCACCTGATGAGCCTGACCCCGGCGTTTGCCGAGCTGGACCCGCAACCGCTGCGCGTCATCGACGCTGCGGCTGAATAAGGACACGCATGTTCTATCCTCACACTCGCCAGTTGCAGGCCCAGCCGGGCGTGCAGCTCAACCCGCTGCGCGACAACACGGACGGGTTCTCGCCAGCGCCGACCGATCAAGCATTCGCCGTCGTCGGCCGGTTCAAGCGCGGCCGCATCGACGCGCCATTCCGCGTAAATCGCGGCAACATCAAGACGCGCCTGGGCAATGCCGAATCGCTGCGCGTGTCGGTCCTGAACGAAGCCCATGTGCAGACCAGCGAAGCGCTGGACGGTGGCGCTTACGAGGCGGTCGTGGCGCGCCTCGTCACGTCGGCTGCTGCCAACGGCTTCATGGCCTTCAAGCTCGGCGCGGCGGGCGCGGCCTCGACGTTCGCTGTCTCGGCGGCGGTCCCGGAAGCGCCATTCCTGTTCCACCTGCAAATGCTGGACTGCTTCAACGACGGCTACCGCTTCGAGGTGTCGGCGCAGGCGGCCGTGGGCGCGGACGGCGTGACGGCGGCCCCGGCCAAGGTCATCACCCTGGCGATCCGCGAGCCGAACGGCAACCTGCTGTACGAATTCACCGGCTCGCTCGACCAGCTCGCGGTGGATGAATACGGCAAGGACTACTTCATCGGCTCGGTCATCGAAGCGCAAACCGATCTGGTCAAGATCGTGGTGGCCGCCAACGCAAACATCCCGGTCAATGCCGACTGCTACGGCCGCAACGCCGACGGCACGCAGCGCATCGCCGCCAGCGGCGCGGACCCGCTCGTCCTGTTCACCGAAGGCGGCACCGGCTATGTCGTGGCCGACTACGACGCGGCCGTGGCGCGCCTGGAAAACGGCCCGCTGGACTTCGGCTACATGATTAGCGGCGGCTCCCAAGCCCCTGCCCTGCTGTCGAAGCTCGGCCAGCTCGCCGTGCGCTCGAACCGCCAGTTCGCTTTCGACGTTCCCGGCACCTTGACCCCGGCCGCTGCCGTCGCGTTCATGGCCCAGCTCAACCTGGATACGCACTACTGTCAAGCCTACTGGGCACCCCTGCTGACGGATGATCCCGTCAACGGCGGCAAGGCCTATATCGGCACCGCTGGCTACAACGTCGGCCTGCGCTGCGCTCGCAATGCGCAGACCAACGCCTACGGCCTCGCGCCGAAGAACTTCCCTGTCGCTGGCAAGGAATGGCCCCTGGTGCGCACTGGCGTCAAGCAGACGTACAGCCCTGCCGACCCGGAGCTGTCCGATCTGGCGAATGCGAAGATCAACCCCGTCATCTTCCAGAGCTACACCGACGGCGGCCGCTTCGTGTTCAGCGACTCGATCACTTGCGCCAAGGTGTCGGTGTCGGCCCGCAAGCTCATTTCCGTCGCCGAGATGAGCAGCACCATTGACGATATGGTGGCGAAGTTCGGTCGCGAAGTGCTGCAACTGCCGATGGAAACCGCGATCAGCAAGACCGAGAAATTCCTGAAAGCGACTTTCGACGGCGCGCGCTCGTCCGACTGGTTCGTGCCGTCGTCCGAGAAGGAGCTGGGCGAGAAGGGCTACACGTTCAAGGTCGAGCGCAACAGCGTGCGTCCGAATGACCGCATGGACGTGACCTACGGCTGTCACTACGACGGCGTGGCGCGTGCAATCCACATCACCCAAACCCTGTCGCGATAACTAGAAGGAGCGAAAAATAATGAACCTGAGTAATCACCCGCTGGCCGCCGCCCTGCGCCCGCTGATGGTCGCGAAAAAGCCCGGCGCGCCAGCGAAGGCGGCCGCCCCGGTGGCCGTGCTGGATGGCGTGGACGAAGACGAAGCCCCGCAAGGGGCGGCCGCCTACGCCCAGGCCGATATGCGCCTGAAAGCGGCGGCGGCGATCCACCAGTGGGTCGAAACCACCGCTGACGATCTGGCCGAGGGCGAAACCATGGCGGACCGCCTGCTGGCGCTGGTCGTCGGCATCGCCGACGGTGACAAGGACGGCGAGCTGGACGACGACGAAGCCGAGCTGTGCGGCATGGTGCTGGAAGCCATGTGGGACTACCTCTCGGCCAAGGGCGTATCGGACGACGACTGCTCGGCGCTGCTGAACGACTGGGACAATGGCGCGGCCGAGCGCATCATGGACCTGGTTGTGTCGGCCCTGCCGAGCGGCGACGACGCAAGCGCCGACGATATGGATGCGTTTGCGTTCGATTCCGATTCGGACAGCCCTCTGTTCGATGCGGTCTACCGCAAGAAAATCGCGGTCCGTCGCGGCAAGAAGGTGCGCATCAACAAGCGCGTTTCCGGCCACGTTCGCCTGTCGGCCAAGCAGAAAATCTCGATCCGCAAGATGCTGCGCAAGTCGCACAATGCGGCGGCCACCATGCACCGGGCGAAATCGAATCGCGTGCGTAAAGCGGCCGGTCTGTAACCCGAGCAGCGCCCCGAAAGAGCCGGATTCGTCCGGCTCTTTTTCATTGGGAAAACGGCCGCCAGAGGCCCATTTTCACGCGGCCATACTGCGCGCATGGCTATCACCGAAAAAAGCTCGAACGCGAGCGCATCGAAAATCCTCAAGTCGCACTGGGACGGCCTCTCGCCGCACCTGATCGCGCGCTTCTACCCGCTCAAGAAGGTGCAGGGCGGGTCGGGCTGGGTGCAAAGCCGCGACGTGCGGGAAGTGTCGGCCGCCGAGCGCTACAGCATTGACGACGGGTTCGAGGTGCATTGCCCGATCACGGACGGCACCAGCGAAATGACCCTCAACTGGACGAGCCCGTTCGAGAACGCGGGCGCGGAGTCCATCGCCACCACCCTGACGGCCATGCTGCAATCGGGTAACGCGGCTGCGATGCTGCAAACGGTGGCGCGGGCCATGGGCATGGACGCCAGCGGCACCAGCGTCGCGGCAACGCTGGAGAAGGCTACCGGCCGCACCGGCATCACCAAGCTCAATTCGACGCAGATTTTTAGCGGCATGCCGCCGATCAAGCTGTCCATGACGCTGCACTTTCGCGCCCTGTACGACCCCATCGCCGAGGTGCGCGACCCCATCGCGCAGATACAGAAATGGGGCACGCCGCAAATGCTGTCGGCCGATGGCGCTATCGCGGCCGGAGTCAAGGGCGCGGGCACAAATGACTTTATCGAAACCGTGTTCCCGTCGATCTCGCCCCAGGTCATCGGCATGCGCTATGGCGATATGACGTTGGAGCCGATGGTTATCGACAGCATTTCCGCGCCGTTCACGGCCCCGCGCTCGGACAAGGGCGTGCTGGTGCAGCAAAGCATCCAGATCACGCTATCCACCCTCACCGCTCTCGACCGTCGAGACATAGACAGGATTTACCGCTGATGATTACTTTCGCCCCGCTTCGCACTCGCCGCCTGGACGTGCAGCTACAAGAGCTGTCCATTGGCGACGAAATCGCCTTGTGCCACCTCCCCGAGCTGGCGCATGAGAAGTCCCTGACCACGTTCCTTGAGCGCGCCGTGGAGGCCGCCAACGCGCCGACCGAGCGCCACGTCGCCAGTCCGCGCGCCTGGAGCGTTGGCGAGCGGCTGATGGTGCTGGCGCACTACTGCACGCACACCCGCGAGGATGGCCCGGATTACGCCGTCACGGACGTTTCGCGCCTGTCCGACTACCTCGACATCAGCAAGGATGCAAACGCGGCTCCTGCGGCCTTTGAGGCGTGCGGCGACCGCTGGGTGCTGCGCCCGCTCATCGGCGCGGCCGTGGAGGTGCTGGAGGGGCTGCAAGGCCAGATGGAGCTGCGCGGCCGCGAGTTCTGGATTGTCGGCGCGATGTCGGCGCAACTGCTGCGCGAGGGCGAGGCCATTCCCGACCCTGCAAGTGAGTTTGCCGAGTACGGCGAATGGCTCCAGCGCCGCATCGTCACGATGACCGCCATGCCCGGATCGGGCTTCGATGTGCTGTTCGCACGCTATGCCGAAGCGATGCAGGCGGGCGGCCAGTTCTTCCGCATTTGGTTCGATGAGCAGGGCGTGATCGTGCTGCCGAAGGAGGCCGGGGCGGTGACGCCACCGGCCCGATTTCCTGTTCATTCCGCCGTCGGCACAGTCGCGTTTTCACTTACAGGAAAAGCACACTGAGGTGCTGGCGAGTTTGTTCTTAAACTTCGGTATTGACTACGGGCAAGCAAAGACGATGCGCAGCTCCGATGTGCGGTCGATCTTCCAAAGCAAGGCATTTGGTGACTGGAAGAAAAGCCGCGAAGCATCGCAAAAAGTTGATTTGGCAGTGATTGACCGTCTTGATGCAGTCATTAAGAGCATCGGGAATTTATCGAAGGTTATGTCGCGATAGCGGCATTTTGGAGAAATTTAAATGGCAGAACCAGTAGCAGCGCTCGCGGCGATCTTGTCGTCGCTGGCGAAGGCCGCGATCAGCTACCTGCCCGGCGCGGCCGGTGCGGCTGTGTCGCTGAAATTCCTGGGCGGGGAGTTGTCCCGCTCGCAAAAGCTGATTTCGTTCGCAGCGGGCTTCGCCTGCGCGGTCTACGTTGCCCCGGCCGTCATCGAGCTGTTCAGCATCGAGGGCGCGCGGGTGCATTCGGGCATCGAGTTCCTGACGGGCCTGTTCTCGATGGCGATCTGCCGCGAGCTGTTCACCGAAATCAACGAGGCCGACATCATCGGCGCAATCAAGCGTCGCTACCTCGGGGGTGGCAAATAATGTTCATCGACAAAGTCATCCCCAGCATCATCCTTACGGTGTGCGTATGGGCGGTGCTGGATAAACGCCTCAAGACCCGCACGCTGGGCACGGTGGCGCTGTCCATGATCGCCCTGCGCGCGGTGAGCGTCCTGTGCAGCTAATCACGCTCGACCAGCTCACCGCCATCATGCCCGGCGCGCGGGCGGTGGCGGCCGCGTTCATCGAGCCGCTGGAGCGTGCGATGTTCGAGTTTGCCATTGTGAGCGAGCTGCGCGTCGAGCACTTCACGGCGCAGATCGCGCACGAATCCGGCCAGCTCAGGAAGATGCAGGAGGGGATGAGCTACAGCGCTCAGCGCCTCATGGAAGTGTGGCCGTCCCGCTTCCCTACTCGCGCCATTGCTGACGCCTATGCGCACCGCCCGGAGGCCATCGCCAACAAGGTGTACGCCAACCGCATGGGCAACGGCAACGAGGCCAGCGGCGACGGCTGGCGGCACCGTGGCGCGGGGCTCATCGCCCTGACCGGCCGCGCCAATCAGGAGCGGTGCGCCAAGTATTTCGGCATCCCTCTGGCGCAGATCGGCGACTGGCTGCGCACGCCCGAGGGCGCATGCCGCTCGGCCGCGTGGTTCTGGTCCGAGGCCGGGTGCAACAAGCTGGCCGACAAAGACGACCTCGACGCCGTTTCGGACGCCATCAACATCGGGCACCAGACGGCCGCCGAGGGCGACGCCATCGGGTATGCCGACCGCCTCGAATTTCTCACTGTTTCGCGAAGGGTGATCGCATGAAGGAAATCAAGTTTGTCCTGTCCCTGATGACGCCTCGCGTATGGGTCGTGTTGCTCCTGCTGGCCGCCCTGGTGCTGCTGGCCGGGCTCGGGATGGGCGGCTACGTCGGCTACCGCGTCGCTGACGGGCAGGCGCAGATCGCGGCGGGGAAGGTCGAGCGCGAGCGCGCGGCCGAGCGGCTGGCGCTGGCCCAGGAGCGGCTTACCCACGCGCGCCACCTGAGCGAAGCGAACGAACGGACCGACGCCACCGAAAAGCGTTGGCAAGACAAGCTCGGCACTGTCGCCGAGATTCACAAGGAGCAGATGGATGATGCACGAACGAAAATTGATGCTTTGCGCGCTGATGTGCTCACTGGCGCTGTCCGGCTGTCTGTCGCAGTCAAAGCAGCCGGAATCGCAGCCAGTAGTTGCACGCCAAGCGGAGATTCCACCGCTGCCGGTGGCGATCAAGAAACGCGAGCCGAACTTGTGCCGCAGGCTGCTCACGACCTTATCGGCATCGCAGCCGATGGCGACGACGCGGTGCGCGACCTCAACGCCTGCATCGACGCCTACCACGCCATAGAGAGAAAGCAGGAGCAGCCATGAGCCGTACCAAGGAAGACCGGGACGCGCAGCGCGCACGCGGCGCGCTGATCCCGAACGGGAGCTGCCATTTTTGCGGCTACAAGGTGCCGCCGAAGGCGCATTGGTGCTCGGGCGAATGTGCCCAGGATCATGCGGCCGAAACTCGGCACCAGGGCGGTGCCGAGGGCCAGCCGGGTCATTCCGGCTTGTAGTGCTCTTTGACGAGCTTTTCGATGTAGGGGATCAGGGCCGCATCCATGATCTTCTGCAACGACTTGTGACCGGGCACGTTCTCGGTGATCCACTCCATCTTGGCGTGAATCTGTCTCGTATGCTTCCAGTTCAGCAGCGTGGTCTGCTCGGCGCTGGCGTTCTCCCACGGCGCGACGATGCGCGGCGGGCTAAAGTCCAGTGGTGCCTGTCCTGCCCCGACCTGCTGGCGCACCTGCACGCCGCCATTGACCGGCACAAGGTCCGACGGATTGAAGGTGAATCCCGGTCGGAGTGCTAATTTTTCCATTTGAGGTTCCTCTTTCTGTTCAATGCGGGCCGATCACCAGCGCGACGATTGCCCCGCCCGCCAAGCCGCCTACAAGCGCGGCCACGGCGACCAGGGCCGCTACCTTGCGCGCACGCGCCAGCTCGGCCTGGGCGGCCGCCTGGACGGTCTGGTGCAGCGCTTTAACCTCGTCGTGCAGCTTCCCAACGTCGCCGAGCATTTCGGCGATCAATGCGTCCAGGGCGGTTCCCATGCCCTGCCCTACTTCGTCAGGGCTTTGAAGGCCGCATCATGTTCGCTCTTGACCCCGGCCGCAAGGCGCTTGATCCCGCGCAGGCGGCTGATGCGCAGCTTCTCGCCTGGGTCCGTCGCGTCCTTGAGCAACTGGGTCAGGTCGGCCGGGTCATCGAGCACGCCGTTGATGGTTTGGTCCGCGCCTGCGAGCTTGCCATAAATATCATTAACGTGCAGCACTGCTTTTGGGTTCAGGGTGAAGCTCTTGTCGGTTTCGTGCAGCTCGAACAGGCCCGAGAACACTTGCTCGATCACCTCGTCCACCTCGACCATGTTGAACAGGAGGCGGATTTTCTTCGCGGGCACGCCCAGCTCGGCCAGGGCGTCAATGGTCGAAATCGTGTCGCGCTGCTGCTTTTTCGCCGGGGTGGTCGGGATCACGAAGAAATCGAAGTCCTCATGGCTACCGCGATATTGTTTCATCTGCAAAATCAGCGCCTCGATATTGGATGCGCCAATATCGACCACTACATCATCGACCATCGCCATCGCTTCGAGGACATTACCGAATTCTCGCCCTTTCACGCGGCCGACATCATCGTGTTCATCCGCATTGATGGTTTCGACCGCGATAATATCGCAGTCATTCATACGAGGTTTCAGGACGTGGCGGGCAACAGTGGATTTACCTACGTTGCCGGAAAAGCTGAGAACACCGATTTTCATTTCTGAGTACCTTTCAAGTTTTTTATCAGTGGGTTTGAATTGGAGCCGATAAATCTGTCGGCTCGTTCTTCCCGTCGTTTTCTGGTTTCCATTATTTCGGAAACCGCTTCATGCTGATCGTTCGCCTCTGGCTCGGGGGTGCCCCCCTCCCCTATTGGCACGATGGTTTCTGCATTAACACTCGGACCCGCTGGCGCTATTTTCGGTGCTGCTTTGGACTTCCCATGACGTATGCGCCAAAGCATTGACGAATACGCGCTCATTTTCAGATCAAAGCCACTTTTATTTAGTGCCTCCAATATATGCTCATGCGAAACACCGGCCGCTTGCAGCGCTTCAATTTCGGGTAGGAGCTGCCGCAAGCGAGCGGTTTTCTTCGTCACCTTCGTGCTGTCGTTTGCCAGGGCGCGCAGCGCGTTCGCTGCATCCTGTATGTCTTCCATAGCACGACTGCCCTCTCCTGTACTGGAAGAAATAGTATGTAAGTTTTCTGTCAAGTAGTCAAGAAAATATATTTATTTGGTAAGAATTTACGTGATAAATCGAATGAAATAGCAAGAAAATGTAAGTTTTTTGTAGTGTTTCGCGTAAGGCTGCTTGGTTCTTCATGCTCCTGTCTTGAGCTGCCGCCCACTCGACTCCTGCATGTTCGACCGCTTGGCGCTGCTCGGCGCGCAAAAATTCCGGCGCGCCCGGCCGCGCTGCCCGCCGCGTGCGCAATGACGCCGACTCGGCACAAAAACGAAGAAAATTCAGCGGCCAAAACTCAAGAACGAAAATCGGTGATATTCTTGCGGTTATATTGGGAGTTTCTAGGAAAATATATAATACTGTATAGTTTTATATATTCGATGCGCGTCCGAAGTTGCCGCGCGAGCGCGGAGCGGCGAGAATCGGCGGGAAATTTGAGGGGTGCAGAATTAAACAGAGCAATTCGGTTTTGAATCGCTCTGTTTAAATCCGGTCAGGTTAATTTTGCTGCGGTTTGCTAGGCTTGCATTTTTCGGAACAATAGCCCTCTGCTCGCCACGAAAGCCATTTGACGGCCAGGAATGTCGCGCCGCATGAGCAGCGCTTAGTTTCGCTAAATTCCTGGGGTGGGAACACAGCGGCCGGGGCCGCTGGTTCGACTGGTTCATCAAATAGGTTGAATTGCATCGCTATTTGGACCGGATTGCGCGGTAGTATCCGTCGCAGCGCGCAGCTTTGCCACTTCGTCGCGAATCGACAGCAATTCCTTCAAGGTGCCCGCGTCCACTGGCACTTTTTCGTCGTCTCGCATAGCGACCAATTCATCAGCCCGATATGGGAGCTTGTCGAATAGGACGCCGATGGAATCAGTAGCGCGCGTTACCAGCTTGCGTGGAACAGCCCGCCCCTGGACTGACTTGAGCGTCACCTTGCCCTTGCCGCTGGCCTTGAGCGCATTCTGGACGACCTTCCCGGCGTCGCTGCCGTGCTCGCGCACGATTTCCACGGCGGCCGTGCTCGCCACCTCGCCTGCGCGAATGGCTGCTTTCAAGTCCGGCTCGGCGCGCGCCAGCATCAGGCAGTTTTCGATGTGGGTCGTGGACTTGCCCTGACGCGCAGCGATCTTTGCGATGTCCCAGCCAAAATTCATCAGCTCGATGTACTTTTCGCCCTGCACCAGCGGCGATACCCCGAGTCCCTGGCCGCTGGACAGCATGTGCGAGATTTGTTCGTCCAGCCCGCCCTTGAACTCGACAGCCGACATATCGCCCAGGTCGCGGCCGCTTGGGAAGCCAGCGCGGAATTCCTCGATCAGCTCGCGCACCGCCCACATGCGATGCTCGCCATCCACCATGAAGATGACGGACTTCTCGGCCGTGCGCTCGACGGCAACGTCGATAGGCTTGAGCTTGACCCCGCCACGGATCGCCTCTTTGATGTTGTCGATGTGTTCGCGGCTGAGCGGGCGGTTGAAGCCTGGGCGAATTTGGACCTTGAAAGGATCGACCTTGAAACTGGTTTCCTTCGATACGCCTTCAATGGCCTTGTCCTCGGCGGCGGCCTTGAGTGAGGTGAATTTTTCGGCGTCGGCGGGCTGTTGGGTGGTCATATTGTTATATCCTTTCGTTGTTAGGCGGTGGGCTTGAGGATGGTGCGCTCACCGCTGGCGGCCATCGGGCTTACGATACCTTCGGACTCCATGCGCTCGATGAGGCGCGCGGCTTGGTTGTAGCCGATGCGCAGGTGGCGCTGGACCAGCGAGATAGAGGCGCGCTCGTTTTCACGCACGACCTTGACGGCCTGCTTGTACTTTTCGTTGTCGTCCAGGCTGATGGTCTTGCCGCCCACGGTCAGGCTGATGCTCGCGCCATCCTGGGCGGCCAGCTTGTGCAGCGCGCGCACGGGTTCCTGCACACCGCCGCCCTCGGCAATCTGGTGCTGGCCGTCGCTGTCAGCGTCGCCGATGGCGGCCTCGCCGCCGAGCACCTCGACCAAATCGGCCAGCATCTTCGCATATTCGAGCGTCATGAGCGTCACATCGTTGTCGAAGCGCTCGTCGTCGCTGTGGGTAATGGCGGTGCCTTCGCGCAGCACGTCCAGCGGCTTGATGCCCTTGACCGCCAGCGACTCGTCCAGGGTGAACGAAATGCGGTCGTTGTAGGTCAGTGCCAGCTTGACGCACTGCTTGCCTGCGGCGATGTGGCGGCGCATATCGTCCGGTTCGAGCGTGTGCAACTTGTAGGTGACGGTGGCGCGGCTCTCGCCGCTCGCGCGCAGGGTGGCGTTCTGGTCGATGGTGAACCCGTACGGCCCTTCATCAGCTTCCAGCCAGCCGGTCATCACGGCCACTGGCGACTTCTTCACGCGCAGCGACTCCAGCGGCATCTTGTCCACGGCCTTGAGCAGCAGCTTCACCACGTCGTCGGCCTTGCTCGGGCTCGATGCGTCCACGACCAGCCAGCCGTTCACAGGGTCGATCCAGACCCAGGTGTCGGAGTCCTTCGGGAAGGCCTTCACCAGCAGCTCGTCGGTGACGCGCTCTTTCAGTTCCTTGGTCGCTTTCTTCCCAGGTGGGAATCCCTGCTGTTCTTCAAACACAGCCGCGCGCTTGCGCACCTCGGCGTTGATGACGGAGCCCGGCAGCACCTTCGTTTGCGTGCGCAGGCGCAGCAGCATTTGCCTGTTGACGACGTGGACCAGCTCGCCGCCCGCGCGAGGTGCGACCCAGCCCAGGCGCAGGGCTTCGGACTTGGTGCAGTCGGTAAAAGACTGGTGCTCGATGGCCTCGATCAACTGGGCGGCGGTCAGGGCGTAGGGCGCTGGCAGGCGGTAGATTTGTGCGTTCTTGAAAAACATGGCGGTATCTTTTTTGTGAGAGTAGGGCAGGGTGGGCCTGCCCGATTGTTGTTCTTACGCGGCCTTGCGCGTCGAACGCGAGGCAGCAATACGGGCTTCTTCGTAGGCCTCGACGCCTGGGATGCGCAGCTCGGTCCGCTGGGCCTTCGCCATATCGTTCAAGTCCATCAGCTTCACCTCGACCCAGCCGTGGCAGGCCGGGTTGTCGGCGATGTAGCGCAACAGGGCAGGGAGGTCGGTGACGCGCGCTTTCCACACGTCCGCGGTCGTGATGCCCTCGACAGTCGGCACGTTGGTGGCGGCCGTCGCAGCGCTGACCACGGTGGTGGTCTGTTGCAGCGCCATCGACATTTCGTGCGCAGTCTCGGCCGCCGTCAGCGCCTCATTGACGCCCTCGGTATTGCCCGACGCCATGAGCGCCTTGGCACGTTCGTGCTCAGCCTCGGCAAGCGCTGCCTGCCGCGCCGACTCGGCCGCGAGCTGGGCGCGCTGGTCGGCCGCGATCTTGTCGAGCAGCGCTTGCTGGATGGCGGCCTTGCGCTTCTGTTCCTGATCGTAGGACAGCATCGAGCCCTTGAGCAGCTTGATTTGCGCGTCCAGGCGGTCGAGCGGCTTGCGGAACAGGTCCATGATGAGTTTCTTGGCCGCGTCCATCGGGCGCGTGATCGCCAAGCGCTGATCTTCGAGGCGCTTGTACATCGCCTGCAATTCGACCAGCTCGACCCCGGCCAGCTCGTACAGCATGGGGCTGTCGATGACGGTGACGAACATGCCATTGCAGGTGCTATCTGCCAGGGTCCACAGTTCCTCGGCCTTTGGCGTGCCAGCGGGCAGCGCGGGCAGGACGGTCGGCGCGGCATCGTTCGCGGCTTCGGCCCCGGCTTTTGGCTTTCTACTTGCCATGTTTAATTCTCCATTTGTGAATCGTCAGCAGCGACATAAAGCAGGGGAGGTCGGTCGGGTCCGTGAACTCCTGCAAGCGGTAGGTGCCATCCGGGCGCAGGCCCAGCGCGAACCGCTTTTCGATGCCAGCGCCTTCGAGGTTGTGCATTTCCTTATAGGCCGCAAGCTGCGGCCCGATAACCGGGCCGAGCTGCATCATTTTCTTGATGTCCACCACGGACTTGACGCCCCGGATCGCGCCGGTTCGGTCGGACGTGCCGCAGTAGCCAAGCGGGTGGTACATGCGCTTCTCGATGGTGTCGGGCACGAACTCGACCTCATCGCGAAACCGCTTCCAGCCATTCAGGTAGGGCACCAGGATCGGGTCCAGATCATCCTCGTCCAGCGTGCCCGCGTCGTACAGCTCGGTCGTCAGGTGAACCATGGTGCCCAGCTCGCTCGCGCGGCGCAGCACGTCAGGATTGATGGCCGAGTAGTCCACCAGCGGCTTGAGGATGCCCGTTACCGACGGGACTAGCGTCCCGTTGTAGCGGTATTCGTGGCGGGCTTCGTCAAAAACTAGCATCACTTCGCCTTGAGCCATTCCAGCACGCTAGGGAACAGCGGCACCGTCAGCGCGTCCGGCTCGATGCCGAATTGTTCCTTGAACTGGTCGGTCGTCTTGCCGCCCGTCGTGTCGAGCTGGGCTTTGACGAACGCGATTTTCGAGGCCGCCAGCGGTGGGCCTGCTGGTGCTTTCGCCGCTTGTTTTTCCGGCTCTGGCGTGGCCGCCGCTGCCGGGGCGGGCGTCCGTACCGGACGCTTTGACGTTATCTTCTCGGAAGTCGGCTCTGGCGCTGGGTCGGCAACCGGCTCGGGCTCGAACAGGTTGCGGGTGCGCGTGTCGATGCTGGCGTCCAGCACTTCGCCGGTAGCCATATCGACGCCCGGCACGTTGGACGGTGGGGTTGCCTCGGCGGCTGGTGCTGGTGCTGGCGCTGGGGCTGGCGCTTCTGCTGCCGGTTCCGGGGCAGGGGAGGGCGCTGGCGTCTGGACCGGCTCGACCACTTCTGCGGCTGCTGGTGCTGCCTTGGCGCGCGGCGCGCGTGGAGTGCGCGCAGCATCCTGGGCGTCGCCGTTCGACTGCATGGCGAGCGATCCATCAGCCTGGGGCACCACGTCGATGATGTCGTGCAGTTCCTCGGCAGTGGGCAGGCCCATGAGCAATTCCGGGTTGTAGGTGCGTCCGAAGAACGCCGCCGCCCGGTACTGCGCCATCACTTGCGGCATGGTTTTCCATTTCGAGCCGTTGCGCGTGTACCAGCCCTCTTGCACAGCCATTTCCAGGGTAACGGGTGGCGACTCGACCAGCTCGCCGGTTTTGTCTTTCGTCCAGGCGACGCAGCGCGCGTTCTGGATGCGGACAGTCTTGACGACTTCGGTCTTGACGTTGTTGATCCACTCGAACGTCAACTGCTTGGCGTCCACCTCATCCAGCCACTCGAACTTGAACCGCAGATTGTGCGCGTACAGGCCACTGTTGTTGATGAGCGCGATGATGAAGGGCGAGCCCCAGCTCGGGCGGCCTTCGATGACGTGCAGGTTTTGCATCACTTGCAGCGGGCTCGCATTCATGCGCTGGGCCAGATCGAGCGCGACCATGCAATTCGGCAGGGCGGCGTCGTTCTGCACCCATTTCTTATCCCTGCCGTAGCCCTCGGACACGACGGCCTGATACGCGGCCGGGACCATCGTGGAGGACGCGAACAGCTTGGCCGCGCGCTGCATGAACTCGAAGGCGGCGAGGTTCTGGAATCCCATCATGGTCGCCGCATCGTGCGTGGCGGCCAGGGCGGTGACGGTGGATTGTTGGTTGTCGCTCATGGTGGTGTCCTGTGCGCTTAATGGGTTGGGGTTTCGATGAGGCGCGGCGGGACCAGCATGTGCGGGTACGGCGTGAGGCCGCGCTGTTTCAGGTAGCGGCGGGCCAAAACCCACTTTGCCGCCAGGGTACGGTCGCCGAACAACTGGCGGGCTTTGGCGGTGGTGCTCATACCGGCAGCACCACGACGGAGCAGAGGTAGCCGAAACGGGCGGCGGCAGCTTCAAGCGCTTCGCCGCTGGTGAATGCGGCCTGGTCGAATTCGTGGTGCTCGCCGTCGGGGGTCTGAACTTTTACGCTGTATGTACTCATGCTGGTTCTCTCTGCAAAGTGGGTTGTTGGAAGTGTGTCAACCGGCATAGAAATGCCGATATGAAAAAGTATAGTGATAGAAATAGTTTCCCGCAATAGATATGCCTATATATTTTTGCGGAAAATGATTTGTGTTCCTATATTGTCTTAAGGAAATGACAACTTTAGATAGCTTTTATAATGAAAAAAAGCGTTGTATAGGCGAAAAAAAGCCCGCGCGAGGCGGGCAAATTGGAAGAAGGGGAGGCGGGGGAGGCGTCAGCAGCCCATGCGCATGATGAACCGGCCCTTGATGGTCAAGGCCTCGGCTTGCTCGGCCGTATAGCCCTCATCGGGGTAGCGAATGCGGTCAGCACTGTCGCTGCGCAGGATCACATGGCCGTCAGCGCGGCGGTTAACTCGCTTTACCCGCAGGCCGTCATACGTGTCGAGCAGGTAGATGCCGCCATCCTGAAAGTCAGTTATGGAGGTGTCGAAAATCATGATGTCGCCATGGGTGATGTATGGGGCCATCGAGTCGCCATCGGCATAGATCGCCACCATCTTGGAGGCGATCACATTTGGGGAGTTGCGGCACCGATCTAAAAGTCGCTTGCTGATCCTGATAGGCGTGGTGTCTATGTCGCCGTACAGGCGGCCGTTGCCGCAGCTCCCTCTGCAATCGAGCAGCGGCACCACGTAAGCGTCCTCGTTCGCAGCTAAGCCCTGGATGGCGCCAGGGGGGATCATCTCGCCCAAGCCACTTTCTAGCCACAAGGCACTCACGCCCAGGGCAGCGGCAATCGAAGCAAGACTGCCGCTGGTATGCGCCCGATTCTTTTCTAGCGCCGATATGGTTGGCTGGGTCAGTCCCGCAAGCTGGCCCAGCTTGTCTTGCGAATAGCCTAGTTCCTGGCGTCGCATTTTCACGCGGTCGCCGGTCGTCAAGGTGCGGGGAAGTGTCATGTTGTTCATCCGAGGTGGTCAGGAATGCTCTTTAATTAAGATACTTATAAATCGTCGTTATACACTATATCTATAGAGAAATAAAGTAATGATTTTTCTGTTTCTTTATGGCACATTACAGGCATTTCTTGCCCAACGAGTATCGGGATGCTTATAATTCGTAGGCTTGATCTTACAAAATTAGTAGCCAAACAAGAAAGTGCTGCCCGCGAGGGTTCGCGATACCAACAACTAGGGTTCCACGCATGAAAGTAGTAGACGTTAAGAAGGCAATTGCCACCTTGCAACAGGAGGCAAAGATGACGCAGACGGAAATCGCTGGCGAGCTGAAATGCACCCAGGCCAACGTGCATTACCACCTCAACAACACTGCCAAGAACCCTAGTGCATCGGCCGTTCTGGTCGAGCGCATCAAAGCGGCGTTCGCAGCCCGCAATCTGGAGCTACCGATGTGCGAAGCGCCGGAAGGGGTGATCTGATGGCGAAGCACGGCAGCAAGCCCAAGCGCAACAAGCGCTATGTGCCGAAGGGCTTCGACAGGAACGCGATGTTCCACACGATCCGCGCCAACTGGCGCGCCAGCGCGACAGCAGCCAACGAATCGGCGCACGACGCAAATCTGCGCGCCCGGTTCTCAAGCCCGGTCGGCATCGAGCAGCAGGAAGAACTGTTCGCCGAATATCGCACCGCCCTGGTAGCGATGCGCGCGGGCGGCGGCGACTTGGACGACTGGAGCATGGTCATCAGCGCGCTCAACACCGGGCTCGTCTTGTGCGAGCGCGGCTTCGGCCCGGAATACCTGCCGACGTTCATGGCAGCGCTGGACAGCATGGCGGCTGCGCATACGCACTACCACGCTACCGGCAAGTGGGAATGGAGCGAGGACGCGAACGCAGCCATCAACGACTGCATCGACGTACACGCCGCCCAGTTGGAGGCAACGATCCAGGCTGATGTGCTGTCAGCCTATGCCGAAGTAAAAAAACGAATCGACGCAAACCAAGTCATCACCAAGGAAGCCGCATGAGCAACATCACCATCACGCAGTTCGCACAAGTCCTGGGACACTCCGAGCCAGCATTGCTGGAGCGCATGAAGATGGATCAGATTTTGCAGCCGAGTGGGCTTCCGTACAGCGTGCATCTGCGCCGTCGTTACTTCGCCGTCGCCGAGCTGGGCGGCCGCACTCTTGATGTCGGCCTGACCGGCAAGGGCCAGATTTGGCTGGCCCGCCGTTACCCGGCCGGGTTCGAGCTGGCCGAGCGCAAGCTGGGTGAGCGTAAGCCGGGAGTCCGTCGGTGAGCGCCAGTCATAAAAGGCAAGTGCTGACCTGTTCGCTGGTGCGCAAGCGCTGCGCCTGCGGGAAGCAGGTCACGGCGAAGCAGCTCGTCACGTATGGCGCGTGCGACGCCTGCTGCAAGGTCCGCGCCGCCGCCTCGACGGGAGCGACTGCATCAAAATGACGTTGAAGCGGACCGAAATGGCACGCGGCACCACGCCGCTGCGCAACACCAAGCCGATGAGCCGAAGCACCGCCATGGCGCGCGGCACCTCGACCTTGAGCCGGGGAACCGGCTTCAAGCGTGGCGGCGTCGGATTGCAAAGTGCTGGTAATATTAAGGAAACTATTGGCATTCCTGTATTGGCGAAGCCGCAAAAAACAGCATCGACGCCCCGCAAGCGCCCTATGAAGGTGACGCGGCCGAAAATGACTGCGATAAGGCAAAGTGCCCAAAACAAGGAATGTACGTTAAGATTCCCATGTTGCAATTACAGAATTGACACGACCGTGCTGTGCCATCGCAATGGCGCAGGCGGTGGGATGAAGGCACCGGACACGGATGCGGCTTATGGCTGCTATGCGTGCCATGCGGTGCTGGACGGCCAATCGCCGCGCCCGGAAGGGTTCACGCGCGAGGCCATGCTGGCGAGGTTCGATGTGGCCGTAGGGCTCACGCATATCGAGCTGGCAGTGCTGGGCTTGGTTCGGCTGCTGGAAGGTGGCCGAGTTGAGGTGATAGAGAAACAGGAGCAGAAAAAACAAAAGCCGTCGCCTGCTGGAACAGGAAACGGCTTCAACTCGAATCAACTGTTAGGGCAGTCAATGAGTAAGAAAATAGTACCACACATTAACAGTGTGGTGAGCGCGCACGCGCATCAAAACATCGCTTTTTCACCAGAAATCACCTCTGCGGGGGTGCGGCCATGAGCGTATTTGTCATGTCGCTGGTCTGGAAGCGGTTCCCATCAGGCGGCGGCGATATGCTGCTCGCCCTGGCCCTCGCCGATCACGCATCGGACGATGGCACGAAGGTCTACCCATCCATCAAGCATCTTGCGGCCAAGACTCGTCAATCCGAGCGCACGGTCCAGTATCAACTGCGGCGCATGGAGGAAATGGGCTGGATCATCCTCGTCAATGCAGGCAATGGCGGGCGTAATTACACCCGAGAATATCGTATTAGCCCTGACTGGATTAACGGTGCAGAAATTGCACCCCCATCCAAAACGCCGCCTGGAAACCCCGAAAATCGAGGGGGTGCAAATTCTGCACCCCTGCAAAACGGTGCAACTGACGACGGAAAGGGTGCAACTGGCGACGGAAAGGGTGCAACTGACAGCGGAAAGGGTGCAACAGCTATTGCACCCGCAGTAAACCATCAACAACCATCAATACCCATCAGTAAACCACCAACACCGGCTGCGCCAGTGGTGCCACCAGCACCACCTGCGCCACCGGCACCAAAAGCCCCAAAGGCAAAGGCGGGTCCGGCTTCGCCGGTCGTTGTCTTGCCGGATTGGCTTCCTGAATCGGCATGGGGCATGTGGGTGCGCCACCGTGCAAAGGACAAGCGGACGGCGCTCGATGACGACAGCGCAGGGCTGCAAATCAAGAAGCTCGCCAAGCTGCGCGCCGAGGGTAATGACCCTGTGGCCGTCATCGAAACGAGCATCGAGCGGGGCTGGACCGGCCTGTTCGAGTTGAAGGGTGCGCCGCAGGGTGCTCCCGCTGCCACGCCAGTCCGTCCCGCCAAGTTCGACCCTAACGGGTTCGTGAATTCAGGAGCCGCATATGCAAGTCCAGCACCAGCACCAGCCTACCCAGGCGCAGAGCCCTTCACCATCGACGCTCAATTCGTGGAGCGCCCCTCGTGAAGTGATGGTCATGGAGCCGGACGGCCAGGGCGGCGTCCGCGAGGTGCCCCGCATGCTGTCGGCCATCGACCGCCTGTATGGCCGCTTCGCCTCCATGTACATGCACAAGTGGAGTTCGCACTTCACTTCCCCGGCCGTGATCGCCGATTGGAAAAAGGCGTGGTCAAGCGCGCTGATCGCCGAGGGGATCACGCCTCGGCTTGCGCTAGAAGGCGTCGAGCGGTGCCGCACCGAGTACCCGACGTGGCCGCCGAGCGAGGGACAGTTCATCGCCCTGTGCAAGCCGCCCCTGGACTACGAGCAGGCATTCCGCGACGCGGTGCGCGAGCTGCGCAAGCGGCTGCTGAACGATCCAGAGAAGGTGCCGCACTGGCCGATCCCGGCGCTGTACTGGGCGGCCGTGGACTACGGCCAGGGGGAGCTGATTGAGGCGAGCTACGGACAGGCCGCGGTTCGCTGGAAAAAGCTCTTGGACAATCGGCTCAAGGGCGACTGCCCGGACGTGCCACAGTATGTCCCGCAGCTCGCCGCCCCAGTCATGAACGACAAGGGCGAGGCGATCACCAGCGCCCAGGCGAAGGCCGACGCGCTGGCCGCCATGCGCGCCCTGGTCCGTCGCCAACCGTCGCCGGACGTGGCCGCCGCCAAGGCGCGCGAGGTGCTGGCCCGGCATGCAGCGGGTGAGCCGTTCCTTCCGATCCAGTTGAGCCATGCGCGTGAAACGCTGGCCCGGCTGTCGGACCCGGCCACCGCCCCGGACGACGACGAACCCATTTGACCGAGAGTACCGCCATGAAGCAACAAATCCTTGAACTGATCCTGAGCCGCCCGAATATCCGCACGGTCGAGATTGCTGACCGCATCGACTGCGACGTGGAAAGCGTGCGCCCGCTGATCGCGGACGAGCTGCGCAGCGGCGTCATCGTGGAAGAAGATATTCGCGCGCCGAACGGCCGGATCGTCCAGTCGTTCCGGTACGCCAGTGCCGTGGCTGTCGCCGAGGTCATCAAGGTGCTGCCGCCCGAGCCGTTGCCCGCCCGCGTGCTGCGCGCGCTGCCGCCGACCGAGCGGCCGACTGTTCCGCGTGCCCAGGAGCCGAAGCGCACCCCGAAGCCGACGCAAGCACCAGCGCCGAAGCCAGCCCCGGCACCAGTTGCCGCCCCAGCGCCGACCCCTGTTGACGCGCAGGCCGCTGCCGAGCCCCTGGAAATCGACGTGCCGGTGTCGCTCAAGCCCGGCGTCACCCTGGCAGCGCCGCCTGCCAGCGGCAAGGCGAAAAGCCGCGTGGATATGGCGCTCGACTGCCTGCGCGCGGCTGGCGGCAAGTCCGTGACCAGCGGCCAGTTGATCGAGGCAATGGGTGTGCCCAAGCACCACTCGCCATCGTCCTACCTCAAGTTCGCGCTGAAAGACGGGCGGGTGGCGCGCAGCGAGAATGGCTGGATCGCTGGCCCGGCGCTGCTGGCCGATTCCGTGGGTGCTGGCGCGGTGGGATTCGCTGGCGAACCAGCCCTGGACGCCGTGGAGCTGCCCGAGCCTGCGGTGGCGGTACGCTCCAAGCCGTCCGAAGTGGCCCTGGTCGAGCCGACCGCTACAGTTGCCCCTGCGCCCGTCGTCAGTGACCAGCCCGCCGCCCAGGTCGATCCCGATGCGACCGCGCCGAAAGAGCGCTACCCAGCGCCGTCGTTCTTGGCCCCGCAAGCCGAGGCCGTGCGCATTGGCGGGTCGAGCAACTACCCATTGCCGCCCGTTGCCGAGGGCGCGCCCGACATCACCCGCAATGGGCTGTACGAAAACGGGGAGTTCCGTAAGCCTGCGGACGAGCTGCTTATCGTCGGCGGCATTGGCGTGAGCGGCGGCCTGTCCGAAAGTGTGAATATCGGACAAGAGGCAGCGAACGAGCCTGCCCCGGAGCGATTCCTGGCAGGCGTGATGTCCGACGGCTCGCTGTACTTGAGCGTGCCCGGCAATGCGCCGATGAGCCTTACGCCTGACCAGGGCCGTGAGCTGTTCGATTTCCTGCGCAAGATGGGGTATGCGGCGTGGCCGACGGCAGCGTGACCGAGCCCGCTGGCCCATGCGAGTGGTGCCTGACCTTCTCGGGCCGGACGATGAAGGGCCGACCGTGCTGCGAGCTGCGCGCACTGGCCGGGATGCCCAAGGCCCAGCGTGAGGCCGTGTACATGCGTACATTGAAAGACGACGGGTTCGACGCCCTGGACGCGCTCAAGGCGGCCGTGGTCGGAGAGTACAAGCGCCGGATGGCGTTCAACGATGCCAAGCGCGGGAGCTTCGTGGCAGCGGCAAAGGCGGCTTTAGTGCGGCCGTAAATATAGGCATTTCAATAGTGGCTATTGATAAAGAAAACGAGACGAATCGCCTGCTCCGCGACCGTATCGCGAAGCTGCAGGCGACGCTGCGCGCCTACGATGCGATGCTCAACACCGGCATGGCCGATGCCCTGCGCAAGAGGAATGCGGAGCTGGAGCGGGCGCTTTTGGGCGTGGTGTACAGCGGTCATTTGCCCGAGGCGGAGCTGGCCGCTTTAAAAGTTACGATAGGAAATAAAGTTACGTCAAAATATTGACTTCCAAATATATTGCTGTCAGTAATAGGGGTGCCAATGAAATAAACATTGGCATCCCTATTTTTATTTCAGAGAGTCCGCAATGAGTGCGAAAAGCCAGCAAACCGTCATCACCGCCTTGACCGAGAATCACCTCGATAACCCGGACTACACGCCGGAAAAGCTGCTGGACACGATGCACGCGCGCCTGGGACTCAAGAACGACGCCGCCCTGGCGCGCCTGCTGGAACTGCCGCCCGCCGTGGTGAGCAAGCTGCGCCGCCGTCAAGCGAGCATCACGGCCGCGCTGCTGGTGCGCATGCACGACATCACCGGCTGGTCGATCAGCGACCTGCGCGCGCTGCTGGGCCTCAAGTCCCAGTTCCAGGCCATCTAACGCTGCCTGCTCGATGACCGCACGCCGCCGCTCGAACAATTGGACCGCTGCCGACCTGGCGCTGGCGCAGGCACGCGCCGCCAGCCCGGCCGTCGCCGCGCCCGCCAAGCAGGCCAAGTACCGCAACCGCAAGGTGGTGGTCGATGGCGTGGCGTTCGATAGCGCAGGCGAGCAGCGCCGCTATGCCGATCTGTGCCAGTTGCAGGCGGCCGGGATCATCGCAGGCCTCAAGCGAAGCGTGGCGTTCGAGCTGGCCCCAGCGTGTCACCTGGGCGGGAAGGCGCGCAAGCCCGCGCTGCGCTACGTGGCCGACTTCACCTATACCGAGGGCGGGGCGCTGGTGGTCGAGGACTTCAAGAGCCCGGCCACCCTGGCGAATCCGGTCTACCGCATCAAAAAGCACCTGATGATGACCGTCCACGGCATCCTGATCCGGGAGTCCCGCAAGTGATCCTGTACCACAACTCCCGCATGGACAAGCCGGAAACGATCGCGCGCCTGGAGGCGATCATCGCCAGCGTCGAGGCGCACGGCAACCGCACGGCCGAGCAGATCGCGGCCGACACCGGCATCCTGCCGCGCATGGTGACGCTGTACGTCGCCTACCTGCGCTCCATCGGCCAGCTCGGCATCTTCAAGCGCCCGAGCTGCACCCGGCGCGAGGCCGCAGTATTCAACCGAGGCCCGATCACCGGCCCGCTGCCGACGACTGCCGCGCCCGAGAGCGTGCGTGTGACGGGCACAACCGTGCGCCGGGTGGGCGCGAACGACTGGCCGCGCGGGCAAGAGCATGTGCGCCGCACCGGCCTGATGGCCTACCTCTACCCGTTCGCCCCGGAGTAAGCATGGAAATCCAGCTCATCAAGGTAGCGCAGGGCGCGCTGGTCCCGGCCGACGAGAACGAGGCCGAGAAGATCAAGAAATTCAAGCTGGGCGCGCTGGTCCGCTGCGAGGTAGCCGAGGTGCGCAACCCGCAGTTCCACCGCAAGTTCATGGCGCTGGTGCGCCTGGGCTTCGATTCGTTCAGCCCGCCCGAGGCGACGCACAAGGGCTTCCCGGTCGAAACCGACTTCGAGCAGTTCCGCGAGGACTTGACCATCGCAGCCGGGTTCTTCGTCGTGGCCTACCGGATCGACGGCACATTCCGCGTGCGCGCCAAGTCGATCAGCTTCGCCCGCATGAAGCAAGACGAGTTCGAGCGCGTGTACAGCGCCGTGGCGAACGTGCTGCTGCGCGGGGTTCTGGCCCGTTACCAAAATCGGGCGGTTTTGGACAATGTAGTTAATCAAATCCTGGGATTCGTATGACCGAAGCAATCACCATCGCGCTGGACGGCCTGGAAAGCGCACCTACCAAGCGCTTCGTGCGCAACAAGGACGTGCCGCTCGAAACTGAGCGCGTGCGCGAGCGCATGATTTCGGCGCGCGTGATGAATGGCCTGACCGCCGTAGAGGCGGCATCGCGCCTGGGGTACGCCAACAGCACGCAACTGAGCCAGATCGAGAGCGGCGAGCGCAAGGTGCCGAACGACTGGCAGTTCCTCCTGCGCATGAGCCGGGTCTACAGCGTGTCGGTCGATTACCTGCTGGGCGTGTCGCCGCATCCAGAGCGCGATCCGGTCGCGGCCGAAAGTTTCGCCATGCTGCGCGGGTTCGAGGGATTGCTCCAGGCGCAGGCCACGGCCATGACGGCGGCATTCGTTCGCTACGGGAAGGAGAAGGAAGCCGCGCGGGTGGACCTGCAAGCCGTCTGTGGCGCTGCCCAGCACGTCACCGCCGCGCTCGCACGCATCCGTGAGCTGAACCCGGCGTTCGATGACGAGATGCGCGGTAGCAGCACGTTGCTGGCCGCCGTAGAGCGCCTGGAAGCTGCCGCCATCCCTGTGCAGGACGCGATCAACCGCCGCGCGCTGAACGAACAGCACTGCCTCGCGCTCGCCAAGGGCAAGGAAGGGCCGCTCGCATCCTATGTGGCCGACGTGCAGATGGGCCTGGAGTTCTGATGATCGTCAACTTCATTGCAATCGCTGTTGCCGCCGTTATCGTCTACCGCGCCGTGGATGAGGTCATGGAGCCGCTGAGTAGGTCGCGCGTGTCGGACGACGAGCTGCTTGCCATGCTGGGCCGATTCCTGCGCGTAATGGGCGGGACCACGTTGCTTGTGCTCGCCCTGGTGGCGCTGGCACTCGGGAGGGCTGCGTAATGGCCCGGTTGTCGAAAGAGCAGTGGGTCGAGGCGCGCGCATGGTGGGAGAGCGACGCATCCGTGTCGTTCCAGATGATTGCCGACCGCTACGGGTGCAGCCGTCCCGCAGTAGGGCAGAAGGCCGACAAGGAAGGCTGGGCCAGGGGAGAGGAAGGCACCGCGGATTCCCCCGCCCAGGGGGAGAAAGAAGCCGCAGCCCCGAAACTTTCGCCCACCCCGAAACTTTCGGGTCCGAAAGCATCGAAAGTTGCGCCCAAGGCACCCGCGCAGCCAGAGGATGAGGCACCCGCAAGCCTCCCAGCACTGTCGCAGCGTGACCGGGAATTGATGCTGGGCCGCCGCCCTGTTGGTCGCCCCACCGACTATCGCCCGGAGTTCGTGGCCGAGCTGATTGCCTACTTCGACATAGAGGTGAGAAGCGTCGCCGAGGTGGACGTGACCGACAAGGACGGCAAGACCCGAACCGAGAAAACGCTCGTCGTGAACACCTTCCCGACCCTGACGCGCTTCGCCGCCAAGATCGGCGTTACCCGGCAGACGCTGCACGACTGGGCAACCGCAAAAGACCGCGATGGAGCCCTGTTGCGACCGGAATTTGCTTACGCATATGCGCGCGCGAAAGATGCGCAGGAAAGTTTACTGGTCGAGGGCGGCATGACTGGGGTATATGAGCCCCGATTCGCCGTGTTCGCAGCCAAGAACCTCGCGGGCTGGAAAGACCAGATCGAGACGACCGGCGAGGTCACGCATACCCTGGTCAAGTCCGACGAGCTGGACGAGCTGTACGCGCAGGGCACCGCCGCCATGGAGGCGAACCGCGCCAAGGTGATCGAGCGCAAGCGCCGCACCCTGGAGGCGGAAACCGTGGACGTGCGCGAGGTAAAGCGTGGCGGCTAAGTCC